TTTGTTTGGCTTCGCCCATCGCATACGGCGGTGGGATAGCATAACGCAAAACTGAAAGGAGTTTTGTTATGGACGATTTTGCAACTGGCTATCTGGCTGGGCAGGACGGCGGTAATAACAACGGCGGATTCTTCGGCAACGAAGGTCTGTGGGCGGTTATCATCCTCGCCATCATCTTCGGCTGGGGTACAAACGGCTACGGCCGGAACGGCGGTGACAACGGCATGAACAGCTACATCCCCTATCTGGTGGGCACCGGTGCAACCGGTCAGGGCGGCGCAGATACTCGTGCGGCTTTGTCTGAGGGCTTCTACCAGCAGGACACCTCCCGCTCTCTGGCTGGCATCCAGAGCGGTATCTGCTCTCTGGGCTATGACCAGCTCGCACAAATGAACACCCTCAACGCTGCCATTGCAGGCGGCTTTGCTGGTACCAATCAGGCGATCTGTCAGCTCGGCTACCAGAACGCACAGCTCGTGAACGGTCTGGAACGCAGCGTGTCCAACGGCGACAACGCCATCAGCCTTGCTATCATGCAGGAGGGCAACGCACGTCAGGCGGGTCAGACCGCTATCCAGACGCAGCTTGCATCTTGCTGCTGCGAGAACAAGCAGCTCATCGGCGACCTGAAGTACACCATTGCACAGCAGGACTGCGCTACCCGTCAGGCTATCGCAGACAACGCCCGCGCCATCGTGGACAACTGCAACACCAACTTCCGCAGCATGATGGACTACTTCACGCAGGATAAGATTGCCACTCTGACCGCTGAGAACCAGAGCCTGAAGTTCGCCGCTTCTCAGGATCGTCAGAATGCGCTTCTGACCACTGTGATGTCCCAGCAGACCGATACCATCCTGAACCGGGTCAATCCTCGTCCGATTCCCGCTTATCAGGTGGCAAACCCCAACGTGGGCGTGAACTGCTGCGGCTGCTGCTAACCAATACACTCCCCGATAACACCGGGTGAACCATCGGGGCAGGGGTAAGACACCTCTGCCCCTGATTTTTTAGGAGGAAAATACTATGGCTTGCAAAACAAGCTGCAAACTCTGCCCGCACTTGGTCATCAGTCAGGCAGTCACGTTTGCCGACGATACGCTGACCATCAACATCCCTGCCGGGTCTTACGCAGCAGGCGAAAAATATTGCATTGTCGTTGCTCAGAGCTTGCCGGACACGACCACCATCAACGCCCCTGTGGTCATTACCATAGGTGCAGGCACGACCGCATACCCTCTGACCGACTGCAACTGCGCTCAGGCAACAGCCGAGAGCATCCACACTCGCACCCGCTACGCTACCCGCGTTGCAACGTCTGCCACTGGCACAGGCACTTTCAAATATCTTGGCTGCTTCTGCCGCTCCCACGCTGGTGCGCCCGCGTCCATTTCCTAAGGAGGTATAGATTATGGGCAAGAACAATTTTCGCCGCATGATGATGCTCCGTGACCACGACAAAAACCGTGAGCCGGAGCGCGACCGCCTTGAGGAAGAGCGTGACCGCAGGGAGCGTGAGCTGGAACGCCGTCTGCGTAAGTTGGAAGACGGCAACGACCGTTATTCTTACTATCCGCAGGAGGAAAACCGCTACATCGACCCCTACCCTATCCCCCGCTACCCTGACGTAGAGTATGGGCGCAAGATGCCGCAGATTGGCTTTTCGCAGAACGGAGACTGGGATAAGCGGTCTGGGCAGTATGAGCATGGCGGTGCGGACAGCCGTTCCATCAAGATGCCACGAAAGCACCTCACCCACGATGAAGCGGAAGAATGGTGCGATAGCATGGTGAACGCTGACGGCACGAAAGGCTGTCACTGGACGCTGGAACAGACACAGGACGTTGCCAAACAGCGTAATATCACCTGTGACCCGAACGATTTCTGGGCTGTCATGAACATGATGCACTCGGATTATTGTCAGGTTGCAAAGCGCCAGTCCGTTGACACTCCGGGCTTCTACGCTGACATGGCAAAGGCGTTCCTTGAGGACACGGATGCCGCAGATGGCAAGGCATATCTTTACTGGGATTGCATTGCTGGTAAGTAAAACAGAACCCCTGTGTAGTTTTTAACGGCTACACAGGGGGTTATTGTTATCTCCAAATCATAAAACACTTATTGTCTACGCAATCTTGAAGGATTTCTTTGAAATCCTTGAACTTTGCAGGATTTTCTCTGCCAGCATATCCGTAAATAATGCTATCGTCATAATCACCTATAACTTTCAAGATTTCCTTGCAGGCACCGTATCGGATTTTTCCGTCGCAGTCCGATTGATAAAGGAAATCTGCAATTTTAATCGGAAGCATTTTGCTTTCAATCAATCGTTCCGTTTCGTCATTGTAAGATTCAAGAGCGTGTTCTTTTTCGGGAGATGGCATATCGAGAATGTCATCAAGTTTTTTATAGTGTTCTCCGACTTCCGAACCAACAAGTTCTGCAACTTTCGTTCTCAACTTGAAAAAGCCGAAATAGCCCACATCCATTTCACGCCCAGTCTTTTTGCATTTGATGGTTACGCCCATACGTCAATCCTCCTAGAACTCAGCTTTTATCAAATATCTTTCCACCAGTCTGAAATATCTCTCGAATCAATTTCCAGCTTTGTTGTGGACTCACGAAAACAACCGCATGAATTATCCCAAAATACAATGGCAACATCCGTTTCTCTCTTAATCTCATACCCATAACGTTTATGAAAATATAAACTCAAAAGATACGACCTCCCGTTTTTGAAGTATTCTGGAATTGGTTCGTCAATAATACTGACCCACATATTTCCTCCTAAATCTTAACTTTTATCTGTTAAGCAGTTCTTTGATGTAGAGCGTTTCAAAACTTTTCAGATGAGGATATTCATTTCGAGCCATCCTCTCTGCCTGTTTTTCAACACTCAAAATGCTTTCAAAGTCATCATTCACATCAATAACATAGCACATACATTCATGGTCGTGCTTTTCGTTCCATCCTTCAAAAAGAACAACGAACTTTTTCATATTTTCAATCCTCCAAAAAATCTTCCAGTTCAATCTTTCCGTCTGCCGCAGCAGCAGCTAGAGCGTACACATACTGTCCGATGGTCATTCCGTGCCGTCTGGCTTCACGGTTGATATACTTTCGCTCTTCCTCGCTCATAAGGATGGTAATGCGCTTAGACCGCTTGCCATCACCGCTTGCAACGCCCTGATGCGATTCCGGCATCGGGATTTTTTTCTTTGTCAAGCCAGCTTCAGTTAGTGCGCCGGGAACATTGCCCTGCTCAATCAAACGCTGCACTTCTTTTGCCTGTTTCAGCTTTTTCGGCTTACTTTCGCCTAATGCAGCATCACTTGGCTGGCTTTCGCTGTCTTCGGCTTGCTTCGGCTTAATACAGCTTAATTCAGCTTCACTTGGCTGTACATGGCTGTCTGTGGCTTCACTGGACTTAATCGGTACTTGTTCGGCATTATTCGGCTTTGTTTGGCTTACTTCTTCTTCCTTTGGCTCACTTCGGCTTAATGTCTGTTCCGAAAAAATAGGCTGGAAGTCAAACCCGCCCAACAAGCCGGATGTTTTTTTGCTGGTTGACTTCATCAGCCCTCACCTCCAACGAGATACTGAGCCAACGCCTTGAAATCCTCCGCACTGGTACTCTTTGCCGTGTCACCGCTAAACAGGCTGTGCCGCTCTGCCTGCGCCTTACGAACCCCCATAGACGGTCTAATCTTCACGTCCAACAGTTTTGTTCCCATGTTTTGTGCAATCACAGGAAGCTGCTCCACAACCTCTTTGGACAGGTTCTCACGGCTCTTGTACTGGTTCAGAAGCAGACCTTCAATCTTCAATGTCGGGTTGAAGTATCTGCGAACATCGCCAATGGTCTGCGAAAGCTGGCTCAAACCAGCCAGTGCGTATCGGTCTGCCGTGATGGGCACGATGATGCTATTGGCAGCGATCAGAGCGTTCACAAGTGCAAGACCGAGCTGCGGGGGAGTGTCCAGAACAATGTAATCGTACTGTTCTGACACGGATTCCAGCGCTTCACGCAGCCGGAAGTTCTTGCCAATGTCCCGGACAAGCTGCTCGTCAATGTCCTTCAATGCACTGTCTGACGGCAGAATGTCACCAGCTTCACAGTGCTGGATTCCTTCTTCTACCGTACCCTGCTTGGTCATTACATCAAACAGGGTGCATACGTCCACCACCCGTGCGTCGTAGGTGTCCGTTGCGTTGCACTGGGCATCGCAGTCCACCAGCAAGACTTTCTTGCCAAGCAGCTGCAACGCACCCGCCAGACAAGTGCTTGTGGTAGTCTTTCCTGTGCCGCCCTTCTGGTTGGCGACAGCTATAATTTTTGCCATTTTTATTCTCCCCAGTCTACATAGTAACCGTTGTATGCGAATCCTTTCGCTGCAATTCCAGCTTCGATTAAGGCTTTCCCAGCTTCAATTGCTTCGTCAGGCGTTAGTTCGCTATAACTTTTCTGCGGCAAAACCCTTACAGAAGCCTGATTTCCATGATGATTGAACCGAAACTGATAATCAAACTTCTTTTCAAGGTCAAGTTCTGCTTTATTCAAAACGGAGTAGGGAACTTTTGCCATTTTATCACTCTTTCTTTATTTGCTGTTAAGCGCTTCAATGGAATAAAACGCTGGCATATACTTGTCTACGATACCCGCTTTGTCTACGCTTCTAATCAGATAGCCAACTGGTCTGTCGGGAAACGGCGTTCTGTTCAAGGACAAGATGTCCTTATACGCTGCCTTTACCGTGTCGTAAACCGCTTCTCTGCGTCTTGGTAGCTTGATTTCTGGATGCTCTTTCTTCATCCACTTCTCAACTACCTTCGCCACGTCAATGCAGTCTTGCTTTTCCAGTTCGTCACACACAGACCAGTCAAAGTCCTCGTATCCGCTTCTGCGGGGCTTTCTGGCGGCTTTTTGAGGTTCAGTCAACACTTCGTTTGCCTGAGCTTCAATCAGCGTCTCAGACGCTTTAATTTTGGGCTTAAACTTGACTGCCACAGCCTTTCGTGCCACAAGAACCGGTTCATAGGTCACTACGATGTCAGACACGGCATTGATTTCATCCACTGCAACATCAAGCACTCGTTTACGAAGGTTCTTGTAAACATCGTAACTTGCTTCCATCGCACCGAGCTGTTCTCTCAGCTTTTTCAAACTGATTTCATGCGGCTTACCATCCATGTTCATCCAATCCCGAAGAATTGAATAAAGCAGGATGCTGTACTGTGATTTCATCCGTGACGTGTAACGTAGCCGATACCGAACATAGCCGCTTTCTGCAATATCAAAAAAGATAGGGCGAAGGTCAGGGTTGCAAGTGATTGCCACAACATAAGACCTTGTTTCTGGCATATAGTCCAGTTTTGCTCTTGTAAACAAGACAAAGCTCTCAAACGTGCCCTTCTCTTTGTCAATTGGAATCGACACCGTATTGCCCAGAAAGTGCTTGATCTGCGGCTCAATCCTTCGTGCATCAAGGCTTTTTAAGCCCAGCAGGTCTCTGTACTCTGCCAACGAAAACTCCACACGGCTGCTGTTTGGGTCTCTTGGATTTATTCTTGACAAGTAAACCTCTAGCAACCGAAGCTCGCCTGCTGTGTAGTCCCTAAACTTTGCCCACACAAGGGATTTGCTTTTTTCAACAAGATTGTTGTCGGATATTTTTGGCATCCGTTCACCTCCTTTATCAGTCTAAAAACAGTATAGCACAGGTCGGGGGACAAGTCAACACGTTTTGTCCCCCATGACTTGTCTTTTTGTCCCCCATAGTGTCGTCAAAACGTCCCCCGTGACTTGTCAAAACGTCCCCCATGCTTTGTCATTTCGTCCCCCATCTACATATTATATATTAAACAAGAAATAAACAAGAGGTTAAATATCATCGTTAAATAGTCGATGACGATAATTTTCAACAATTTCTTTCTTTTTCCATTCCAGCTTGTGGATAACTCAACCATCCATTTGCCGAATAAAGTCTTTCCGGTAATGATTAGTCTTATCTAACGTGTACAGATTGTGGATGGACAGGTATACCTAATCTGCACAATGGGGGACGGATTGACAAGCCACTCAATCGCAAACAACAAATTAGCGCTAATTCGTCATTTATTCCGTGCGAATGTTGTCGATTTACAGCCCATGGGGGACAAAATGACAAGGTAGATTTGCCCGATAGGTGTACAAAAAGTGGATAAACGTGGACAAAATGTTCCTCAAAAACTGCGATAATTCGACAATCAACCGCTTATATTATTGGGATTAACAGTATAGGAATCGTTGGACTTCATGGCTGCTTCTGTCCCGGCATCTTGCGCTTGATAAAGAATCTCCATCTTCGGGGCGGTTCCATTCGGGTCTGGGTCTGTCCCGGTAGCCTGCGCTATCTCATAGTTGCCCGATACCATCCGGCAAACAGAGACCCTGTCCTTCAATGGCGTATGGAGGTTTGCCAGAACCTCCGTCAGCACGCCCATGTGGTCTGAACCGTGGTCTCCGTACCGGATGTACAACAAAGCATCTATCTCGTAGGAAGAACATTCAATCATGGCATCTATGAGAATCTGACGCTTTTCCATGTTGGAAAGGTCGTCTTCCAGATGCTCCAGCAGTCCAGGATAAATGCAAGCGTCCATGTATCGAGCCGCCGATACGCCGCAGCAGGTGAACCAGCGCATAGCCATTGGTAGGGAAATAGCCGCCAGACCTTGCTCCCAGTTGGCAATCGTGCCACGATTCACGCCCATTCGTGCTGCTAATTTCTGCTGGCTCAGACCGGAACGCATCCGTGCCATTTCCAATGCCTTTGCAGTTCTTAACAAATATTCATCCATAAATTCACGCCCTTTCAACAAAATTCTGCAAAACTGCCGGATTCGACAAGCCAAAAAATGGAAAAAGCTGCTATGGAGAACCAACAGCAGCCTATGTTATAACTGTAACATCGAAAAAATAATCAAACAGGAGGTAACAACATGATTATCATTGACGGGATGCCCGCATCTGAACCGACCGAAAGCAGAACGCCAAAACCGTGGGAGGGCTAGTATATGAACCAAATCGACACCATGCTTATACCCTATGCCCGCCAGACCGCCTTAAAGCTGGTCTACAACCTTGCAAACAACGATGCTGATAAGTTTGCTTACGAAGAAGCAAAAGCCGTCCTAGATCGTGCCGTAGCCGCCTTAGACGATGGGCGCGACCCGGCAGATAGCATCGAACGCATTAACGGACAGCTCGTAGAGCTGTGATTGGAGGAAAGATGGATAGGCGTTGTCCCTTTTGACTTGAACACTCGTGGCTTCCCTGATGTGAAGTAATGGATTCGAAGAAAACGTTCAATTTTTACGAAGTTGTTAAAAATACATTGACTTGACAACTAAAAAGTGTATAATCATATCAAATGAACGTCCGTACTTACCGATCGGGAGGATATGCCACAATGAGTGAACAGGAAAGAGCCAAGATTGACCGATTTATTGCATGGCTGCTGGAACATCCTGAAAAGATTCCGGCAACTGAGCAAGCCCTAGACTTGGAATAACAGAAAATCCCTTGCGCAGAGCTACACCAGCCCGGCACAAGGGATTCTTTTATTTTACCGGGTCAGAACCACTTCTTTTTTCGGTTTCTACGGTAACGATATTTTCTGCTGTTGCCATATAGTACACGGTCATTGCCTTTTAACAAGGCCCGCATGAACCAAAAGCAAAAGGCACAGCCGCACAACAAGTAATACACGGGCTTGCCTCACATCTTCTCGATCAGGTTCATCAGCGCTTCACGCTGTTCTTTCGGCATAGATTCAAGTTTTCTTCTAATCCGCTCCACTGCTGCATCGACTTCGCTTTGCGGCTGCTGGGGCGGGTTTTCTTTTTGTTCGCCAGTGAGAAGGTAGTCTACAGTAATGCCAAAGTACTGCGCCAACTTAACTGCATTCTGATTGGTCGGCTTTGCATCGTTTCCAAAACTTGCTTCTGTTCTCCAATAACTATAAGCGGATTTTGGGACACCAGCATCGGTTAAAGCACGAGACGGCTTTACTCCCTTTTCTTCGCATAGTTTTACGAAATTGTCAAAAAACACAAAACTTACCCCCAGTGCTTGTACAAGATGACAAAGTTCTACCACTTGAACAAAAACACTTGAAAAGTTCTACCACTTGTGCTTTAATAAAGATACCGAGTTCAATCGGTAGAACAAATTAAAGGCTTTGAACAAATAGAAGAACGTTCGATAATGTTTTTGCTTGACACCATAATATTATCATATTCTTTCAAAAAGTTCAAGTACTAGAACAAGAAAGGAGAAAAAATTTGCTTCCTAAGTGGACAGGCGATGTTGTGGGAACGCTTCACGTTAACAACATCGAAATCAGAGAGCTTGCTGCAAAAATGGGATGCGCACCGGAATACTTGGGAAAAATCCTGAACGGTAAGCGTGAGCCTAAAAATGCGGAAGCTAAGGTGAGAGAAGCTCTGGAAGAGCTGTTGAATGAAAGAGAGGGAAAATGAGCGACATTGTCTTATCTATGCAAAGCGGCGAACCGGTAGCATCCAGCCGCCAGATTGCCGAGAACTTTGAAAAGCGTCACGATCATGTGATGCGTGACATCGATGCAATCAAAAAAGATGTCCCCAATTTTGGGGAGATGTTCTTTGAAACCACAGCGCCGGACAGCTACGGCAGGGAACAGAGGGCTTACCTGATGAACCGTGACGGTTTCACCCTGCTGGCTATGGGCTTTACCGGCAAGGCTGCTCTTGAGTGGAAGCTCAAGTACATTGCAGCGTTCAACGAAATGGAAAAGAAACTGACAGAACAGCCGCAGCTCACCCGCTCGCAGCTCCTTGCAACTGCGCTGATCGCAGCGCACGAAGAGCTGGAAGAGAAGGACAAGCAGATTGAAACCATGAAGCCGAAAGCGCTTTTCGCTGACGCAGTTTCAGCAAGCAAAAAATCCATTCTCGTTGGTGAGCTTGCAAAGCTGCTTTCGCAAAATGGCATTAACATCGGACAGAACCGTTTGTTCGATTGGATGCGAAAGAACGGCTACCTCATTAAGGACCCGAAACGAAGCGACTACAACTTGCCTACGCAGCGTAGTATGGAGATGGGGCTGTTTGAAATCAAAGAGACTACGATTCAACACAGCGACCACATTTCCATTAACCGCACTCCTAAGATTTCCGGTCGCGGCCAAGTCTACTTCGTAAACCTCTTCTTGAAAGCAAAGAAAATCCAGAAAGCGGAGGACTGAACATGGAACAGATTATCACCTTAAAGGTAGACCTAGAGCGCCCGGACGATGCGAAGTTCGCCATTGACAAGGCTGTGGAAGCCTATGAGGAGAGCAAAAAGCGCTGGGACGCTTTTGAACTCAACGAAGCCAAAAGCAAGGCGCAAAATATCTTGCGCATCCTGTGCGACGATGGTTGCAGCATAATCTGGACGGTCACTGAAGGCGCTGTTGCGTTGACGATCTGGAACGATTCCAGAGAACCAAGCGTTGGTCGGTGTTATATGACCGAAGAAGGGCTGCATGATATCTGGGTCGAAAGGCTTGTTGCGCTGTGCATTGCCACAGGTTGGAAAGTCCCGAAGTTTATCACAGACAAGGCTGGTGAGTGCTGGTGACGAATTTTCGCAGGGCGCAAAGCCGCAAGCGCAGACTGAAGCTGGCAATGGCTGCTGGCGTGTCCCGAAATGATGCCAACAAGGTGCTTTGGATGGAGAAATCCATCAACCAGTGCTTTGAGCGCCACAATCGGGAAACTAGACTGAAAGAGGAGATACAGCGTGGAAGAAAAGTACTGTGAGCGTTGCGGCCTGTATCTTGGCGCGGTCAGATCGGCAAGAAAGTACTGCTCAGAATGCAAGCGCAAGGTTGACAAAGAACGTGACAGGGAGCGCAAGAAGGCAGCGCAAGAAAAAAAGAAGCCGGAAAAGACGTTTTTATCCATCGGAGAAGTGCAAGCCATTGCGGACAAGCTGGGAAAGCATTACGGCGAGGTGTCGCAGATGCTCGCAACAGGGGAGCTGACCTATGAACGGTAAATACTACCGCCAGCGGGAAATCCGCTGGCACAGCCGGGAAAAAGAACGGCTGGAACGCATCCAACGTAATCGAAGGATGGCAAACAATGAAGAAAGCAATAAGCACCTTCAACAAAAGCAGTCCGTGGCAGAATCGCTGGCAAGAGGGTGAACCTTTAAGACTGGAACATATTGAGAAAGAAAGAGTGAACAAAAATGAAAAAAATCAAAGTAAGAATCACATTCATCGAAGCAGTTCTCGGCACATGGCCTAGCAACCAGAACATTGCACGCGAGTTCATTGCCAGCAAGTCCCCGGATGCAAACACCATTGAGGACGAGGTTGCAGCTCTGGGTGCCGACGCGGTAGCAGACAAGGGCATGACGGTTTTCCCCAGGAACGAGAACGGCGAACCTATCTTGTATGACTACCAAATCAAGGGGTTCTTTAAGGATTCCTGCGGCATGCTGGGTCGTATCGGCGGCAAGACCGAGACTGGCAAAAAGAAAGCTGTCAACGAATCCGGCAAGCTGACGGCCTACAAGAAGGTCATTGATGGGTTGATTTTCGTTCAGCCCCGCATGATTCCCATTCATGTGAACGGCGAGATTACCGAGTGCCAGCGTCCGCTGCGTGCCCAGACAGCACAGGGCGAGCGCGTCAGTCTTGCCAACAGCGAGCAGATTCCCGCTGGTTCGACCTGCGAGTTTGAAATCGTTCTTCTGGACGATTCTCACGAGAAGGTCGTGCTCGAGTGGCTGGACTACGGTGCTCTGCGTGGTATCGGCCAGTGGCGCAACAGTGGCAAGGGGCGATATACCTACGAAATCCTCAATTAACCGCTATGGCAAGGTAACGCCGCGATGAGATTAGCAACGGCAAGGCGCTGATTTGACTAGATCTGCAAAGGCATGGCGAAGCAAAGCTCAGACGAGCAATGAAATAGCAAGGAAAAGTTTGGAAAAGCAATGGCTATGGATGCAAGGCGTAGCTTTGATAAGCAACGGCAAGGCGAAGCATCGACGTGAGTAGCGGGGGCGTTGAGAGGCGGTGCATCGCAAAGGCTAAGAGATGCAATGAGTGGAATTGATAAGCAAAGGAAAGGCAGCGCAGAACATAGCGAAGGAATTGCATAGACCAGCTATGGCATGGAAAAAATAAACGAAAGGGGATAGAAATGAAAGCACTGATAGAAATTATTTTGATATGGAGCGTTGCTCTTGCAGTAGTGCTGGCGGCGTTCCTTTTGAACCTGTGGCTGGTGCATCTTGTTGAGCTACTGGTCGGAGCAAAAGGTACATGGGGAATCATTGTGGCAGCCGCTGTAATGGCAACCGGATGGATTTTTAATTTTGGCAGCAAAAAGGAGAACCAATGAAAACTTTGAAAGGAACAGCATTGTCCATGATCGGTCTGGTCGTGGCAATTGCAGCAGTCGGGTGCGGTGACACGATTCAGGGCTGTCAGACCACCGCGCAGATGTTCGGCTGGGTGATTGTATCTTGCGGTCTGCTGGCGACGTCTATCGTTCTGTGCGTGCTGGCTGTTAGCGCTGAAGAGGAAGAACGCAGCGAAAGCGAGCGTCAGAGAATCAAGCGCATTGCCCACCACACAAACGAGTGGAACACCAACGAGTGGAACACCAACGAGTGGAGGGATGCTCGATGAAGTGCCCGTTATGCGGTAGCGACAACATTACAACGGTTGATAGCCGGTCTGACCACGACAGCATCGTTCGCAGAAAAAAGTGTCTTGTCTGTAACCATCGGTGGTCTACCATCGAAATCGACAAAGACCAGTGGTACAGCGCACTGCAAATCAAAGAGGAGCGCAAGAGAGGGAGACCAAAAGATGATTAACCTTGACAGATTCGGTGGCGTGACAGAGCCGGATGATGGCGTGTATTTCCTAACCCGTGAGCAGGAAGCAGAAGCCAAAGAAGCTGACCGGCTGGCAGCGATCGAGGACTTGCAGTCTGAGATTGAGGACAGGGAAGCAGAGCTGAAAGACCTCCGTGCGCAGTTGGCAGACCTGATGGCTGGCTGATTTTGTACAGCCAAGTTAAGCCGAAGTAATAACAATGAAGCCTAATGAAGCCGAAGAAAGGAAAGAAAAATGGCAGTATTAGTAATGGTCTATGGTCATTCCGGCAGCGGAAAGTCCGCTTCGCTTCGGAACTTTGACCCGGAACAGGTTGCGGTTATCAACGTGCTTGGCAAGCCGCTGCCGTTCCGAAGCAGCATGAAAACGTACATTACCAATGACTACGGCAAGATTGATGCCGCAATCCACAGCACCAAACGTAAGTCCATCGTCATTGACGATGCCACATACCTTATGACCGGCGAGTTCATGCGGAATGCAAAGGTTGCCGGATACCAGAAGTTCACCGACATGGCAGCCAACTTCAACGCCCTTCTGATGCGGGCAAAGGAACTGCCAGACGATGTGGTGGTCTACTTCTTCGGACACAGCGAGCGTGACGGCGATGGCGGAGAGAAGTTCAAGACCATCGGCAAGCTGCTGGACGAGAAGGTCTGCGTGGAAGGGTACTTCACCATCGTTCTGAAAACCGTTGTACAGGACGGACGATACCTGTTCAGCACTCGCAACGATGGGATGGATACCGTGAAAACCCCTCTTGGGATGTTCAACGATGCGCTGATCGAGAACGACCTTGCCGCCGTAGACAAGACCATCCGTGAGTATTACAACATCCCGGTTCAGCCGGATAACAAAGGAGAGTAACAGATGAAGAACATTAACTGGAATGACGTACAGGAAGCAACCGAACGCCGCGATCTGCCTGCTGGCGGCTATGTTGCCGGTATCCGCAAGGCAACGGACGAACCCGCAAAGGAGCGTCTGAACATCGAGTGGGAAGTCGCAGAGGGCGAGTTCAAGGGCTACTGGCGTGAGCAGACCGCTTCCCTTATCGAACGTGGAAAGCTGAATCCGGGCGAATGGGCATGGGGCGGCAAGACCATCAAGAGCTACAAGGAAAAGGCGCTGCCGTTCTTCAAGGGCTTTATCACCGCTGTGGAGCAGTCCAATCCCGGCTACAAGTTCAACAACGATGAAAAGACCCTGCGTGGCAAGCTGGTCGGCGTGGTTCTCCGTGAGGAAGAGTACATGGGCAACGATGGCAACATCAAGACAAAGCTGGTCGTTGACCGCTTTACCAGCGTGGATAAGATTCGTTCCGGCGACTATGAGGTCAGACCGAAGAAAACGCTGGCTACCGGGTCTGGCTCTGCGCCTGACAATGGCGATTTCGCCGTGATTGAGGGCAACGCGGATGATTTACCTTTCTGAAAATAGCGAATTAACGTAATATTTCGAGAAAGCGAGATAAAAGAATGAAACTGATTCGGACTACCAATGGGTGCTACCTCAACGCAGATGCAATTACGAGAATTATTTTTCCCAAGCTAAAAGAAGATTTCTCGTCTTGCATTACGGTCAAAATGAGCGATTGCGAAAATAAACTTTTCTGCATTGGCGAATACAACGGAGAGTGCGTTGATGACGTTTTAGACAGATGCCGAGCAAGGGAAGCTCTTCTCGATTTTCTCGCAAGTAGTAACGACGGAACACTGGATATTAGCGACAATATATGCTTGAAAGAAGAATTGAAAAGATTCCCACAAGCAGACTGACCGCCTACCTTATATAAGAGCTGCGCTATCTGGCTGGACGGGCGTTTGGAAAGATGAAAGTTTTAGTTGCCTGTGAGGAATCGCAGGAAGTCTGCAAAGCATTCCGGGCGAAAGGTCACGAAGCCTATTCCTGCGACCTGATTGAGCCGTCCGGCGGGCATCCAGAATGGCATATTCTTGGTGACTGCCTAAAGGCTATTGAGGGGGGGCAGGTCGTGACTATGGACGGAATCGCGCATGATGTGCCCCACTGGGATATGATTATCGCATTTGTCCCCTGCACAAAGACGAGCAACGCGGGAGCAAGACACCTGTACAAGGGAGGAAAGCTCAATCTTTCCCGGTATTATGAGGGATTGTGCGGCAAGGCGCTTTTTCTTGCCGTGTGGGCGGCAGATTGTGAAAAAGTAGTGATTGAGAATCCCACCCCTAGCAAGATTTTTGATTACCCGAAGCCTACGCAAGCGATTCAGCCCTACGAGTACGGACATCCGTACAGCAAGAAAACGCTACTGTGGGAGCGCGGTGTACCGCCGCTGCACCCGACAAACATCGTAGAACCTACCGCGACATGGTGTCCGTCTGGCTCTTATTCTCATAAACATGGAGAGCAGCATAAAGGGATGTTTACAACTGACCGGGCTAAAAATCGAGCAAAAACTTTCGCTGGCGTGGCGGCTGCCATGTCAGAACAGTGGGGTTAAAACAATGATTACTTGTTGTCTCAACTGCACATCGCGCCACCAAACTTGCCACGACACTTGCGAGAAGTACAAGGCAGAGAAGAAAGACTTCGAGGAACGCAAAGCGTTTGTGTATGAGCTGAACCACAGCCAGAGCGTGTACCACCGTGATTATGAGGACAAGCACCGGGAAAAAGGCAAGAAGCGATTTCTCGGAAGTGAATTTAGAGGTGAACGAGGATGAATAAAAGAAAGTATAAACCGGGCTGTTACATCATTTCACTTGATGACCTGATGAAGCAGGAGTTTGTTTACTGCGCCGGAAAACTCGTTCACAAAGGCTGGTTTGGTAGCTGGCAACTGCGATATGCAAATAGCGAACTTGCTCGGCTGCGTATCAGAGAAGCCAAAAAAATCGAGGACAACGAATGAACACCGGAAAGCAGTTTGAAGCGGACTTCAAAGCATCCGTCCCATCCGATGCGTGGTGCTACCGCCTGAAAGACAGTGCCGCCACCTACTACGGCGGCAACGAGAACCTGTCCTTTTCCATCGACAACATTTGCGACTTCCTTGTGTACCGATACCCGATGAACCACCTGTTTGAACTAAAAACCATCGAAACACCCTCTATCCCTCTGGAAAAAGTGTTCGGCAAGTATGACAAGGCAAAGTGTAAATACCGCAAGGAAAAGCATATCACTGACATGGTGGATGCGATGGAGTACAGTGGTCAAACCGCCCATGTGATAGTGAATTACAGGGCAGTCAACCGCACCTTTGCAATCCCTGCCAGCAAGGTTCTGGCGTTCCGTTACAACGAGAGCCGGAAGAGCATCCCTTGGCAGTGGGCAGAACAAGAGGGGATAGAGGTCAGAGCAAAAAGGCTGCGTGTCCATTGGCGGTATGACGTGGATGAACTGCTAAAGAGATTGGAGGAAAGCCAAGCATGACAATGAAATGCGACCGCTGCGGAGAAGTGTTTAATCCTGAACCGCCCGATGAGATGGGTAGGCATAAGCCCAATGCCGTGATTCTGGTTGACAAGAACGTGCATGACGCATGGGACTACTGGAGTTGCGATTGCTATGATGAACCGTTTCTTTGCCCATCTTGCATGGCAAAGCTGAACGAATGGCTGAAAGGAGAACGAAAATGAGCAATCATCGTTTTATCTGTTTTGTGATTACAATTCTGGCACTGTCACTCACACTGTTATTTACATCCTGTGGTTCAACATCTGCTGATGCTGAAACTAAAACTGAAACTGCTGACCGCCCTTGCTACCATGTTACAGTCTATTCCCCGGAGATCGAACATGCGGGAAACGGCAGCGAACGGCATCCGAAGTATACCATCACAGTGGAGGAATTCGGTGAGCTGCTGCCTGACCCGAAGCTATCTGCTGAGCGTGAGTATCAGCTACTCCGCATCCCTCTGGAAGATGGACACTTTGAGTTGGTGTCCACATCGTTAGTTGAAATTGAATACTACTAAAAGAGGTAAAACGATGCAAAAGAAAGTTTCAGACATTCTGCCCAAGACAGAAATCTTGGCACAGCTGGCAGAAGAAGCGTCCGAGTTGGCACAGGCTGCGTTGAAGCTGCGCCGTGCGCTGGATGGCACGAACCCGACACCGAAGAGCGTAGAGGAATGTTTAGAAAATATACAAGAAGAAATGGCGGATGTTTTTGTCTGTCTAACCATGTTTGGCAAGTCCGCCGAAAGAGACGGAATCTTGATTTATAACAGGTACATGGAAAAGGTTATCAAAATCGAAGATGAAAAAGAAGCCCGCTGGCTCCATCGCCTTCAAGATAAGGAGCAGTCAGATGAATAAGCACAGAAACCACCCATCGTCTGGCAAACAGGCGATGTCGGCCAACCTCCGCAAAATCGCACGGCAGAACCAGTTGTACGGCTTTCGCATGGCTCTGGATGGCATCGCCGCCACATGGGGCGCACTGATCCAGAACCTTCGGTGCGATGCAGATCTGACCGATGAACAGGTGCAGAAAATCATCCGCATTGGTGACAGATATTGGGAGATGGTTGGCAAGTTCAAAGAAGAGGACATGACCCCTGACGAGTTTGCAGATTACATCACCACAAAGTCAGAACAGGTCGAAAAAGAGCTGAGAGAAAGGTGGAGCTGATGGCAATATTTTCGGTAGAAGCTATTTCGGAAATCACTTCAATAAATCCAAAGTCTTGCCGTATTAAAAGAGCAACGTTCACTTGTTACTTCTGCAATACTGCCATTTCTGTGTGTGATGCACGCGTGGCAACTGCGATGGCAGATAATGGGGAAACCCCTATTTGTCCGATTTGTGGAAAGAAAACCATATGCAGTCTATATGAGTTTCAATCGCACGAAAATCCAAACATCATAGAGGATGTTAGATGGAGGTAACAATGTTTGAATTTGCAACTCGCTGGCTGGTCTGCCTAGTCCTGCTGGCGGTAGTGGTTCAGTCCGAACGGACAATCAAAGCCGTGGCAGACAACCTGTTTGGAGAACGTCAGGCAATGCTCGTCTGGCTGTTCGTCAACGTGTGTCTGGTCGTTTGTACGGCTGTTATGATGGAGTGGAAGTAAAAATGGAAAACATTATTTTGAAAGCACTTTGCTTGCCACTTGTTGCGCTGGTTATGATTTCTTCCTATATGACAACCAGAATTGATTGGCGTGATGACGATTGGTTGCTAATGGTATGTATTCTGGCAAGTATGGTGCTTTCAATTGCATTTGCGCTAATTATTTGGTTGAGGTAAATGATGATGGATAACGAACTTTACTGCCCGATGAAGATGACCAGCAATCCGCTTGGTCGGTGCGTATGCGAGAAAGAAAAGTGCGCTTGGTGGCGGCAGTTGGACAACTGCTGTTCCATCTGGCAGATTGCATGGAAGCTGGACAACATCGAAACGAAAATGAAGAGGTGAGAACATGAACGAGTGGATTAGCGTAAACGATTCGCAACCGAAAAAAGATGGAATCTACTTTGCTGTATATAAGTTTTTGGATTTGAACGATTGTGTTTCAACAAGAGAATTTAGAGGTGGTAAGTGGGTAGAAGAGGTCGGACGTGAAGAGGTCAGGTTCTGGATGCCGATTCCAAAACTGCCAAAGGAGGCCTGATACATGGCAACACCCCCGAAGCGTGGTCGTGGCAGACCGCCGCTGACAGAAGCTGAAAAGAAAAAGCGTGAGAAGCGGGCGCAAAAGGCGAAAGAAGAAGCCGCTGCGAAGCGTGAGAAAGAACGTGAGAAGAAGAAACAACAGATGCTTAACAAGCGGAAATCTATCCGCTCACAGGTGAGTAAAAAGGTGAAAGAACAGCAGGAGTTAGCAATCACGAGGTCTAAGATGCTGAATACAGGCGATTTGCAGTCGAGAATCGGTGACGAAGAGGACAAGAAGGTCATTGGAATGATTGCCGCCAAGTATTTTGGCGACCTTCCGAGCGTGGACATGAACAACCCGATTGAAGTGCAGCAACGCCTTGACTTCTTCTTTGACGCTTGCATCGAAGCCAGAATCTCCCCTGTTGTGGAATGGATTGCACTGGTGCTGGGCATCGAATGGGTGAGCCTGAAGCAAATTATGGCGGGGAAACGCCGTGACGACAGCTTGCAGCAGAAGTACATCCTGAAGCTGATTCTGCAAATGCAGTCCATGTGGGCGTACAACGGTATGTACGGTCAGGAGAACCCGGCAGAATGGATTTTCCGAGCCAAGAACTACTTTGGTATGCGTGACAACGTAGAAGTCACCGTTGCGCCACCTGAACAACCGTTGGGCGATGCACAAAGCGCAGAACAGTTGGCTCAGAAATATCAGACGGCTTTGCCTAAAGGGATTGACGTGGAGTACAGAGAGGTAAAAGAGGAATGAACGGATTTCTTTTTACGAAAGACGGAAAACTTATATGCGAACTCACCGGAATATCATTTGAGCCTTACAAAGACAAACGAATAATCAAAGTCCGATGTACTGTTTGTGGACGTATCAAAAGAATCCAAAAATGGAAGTTCGATTTTGCGGAAGGTTCGTCAAAATACAAATGGCTTAAGTGCAACTGTTATGGCGATTACGCGACGGAGCATGTAATAGTGAAATGAGCAGCAAAGCGTTACGGCAGATGTATAAAGAACATCACATCTGCATCCATTGCGGTCAGAACGATGCAATGCCGGGCAGAGTATCGTGTGCGGAGTGTTTGGCAAAAGACCTCGAAAGGCACACGCAAGCATACGAAAACCTTTCAGGCGAAACAAAAGCTGCGTATCTGCAAAAACGCAATGAGCGACAACGTGAAAAGCGCAAAAGGCTTGCTGCGAAAGGAATTTGCACCATTTGCCTGAAACGTCCGATGTCAAAAGGATATCGCTCTTGCATTGAGTGCCGAACAAAGGATGCTCAAAAAAGAGCGAGAAACAGCAAGGAATACAGAAGGACATCCGGCACTTGCGCTTACTGCGATGAACCACCAATTCCCGGCAAGCGTTGCTGTCCGAAGCACTATGCAAGCCGCATTGTTGGCATCACAAAATGTAGGCAATCAGAGGGCTTTCGACTGTCACAAATTGAACAGAAAAAGCGCATAAACGTCTTTTGGAGAGAAATGGAATGGGAAAGAAATCAAAGAATGAAACAGCCCAAATGGATACGCCCATGACCCCGTTGATTGACTTCTCCGACTTTTGTTTACGCACGTTCTTGCCTGTCCTCTTGCAAGACCACACGACAGGTAAGAACATCATCTGGGCGACAGACCCACCGCCCGAACTGGGCGTTGGCTTTGCAGATGAAATCACACTGGAGCAGTTGGACAAAGTTCAGCTTGTCCCTCGTGTGCAGAAACGGCTTGCTGACCAGAAGAAGCGCACCAACAAAAAAGCGGAAGTGTTCACGCCGACTTGGGTTTGCAAGAAGATGACGGACGTTGCAGAGAAGGACTTGGCGGGCAAGGACTGGAAGGATTATATCAACAAGACTTGTCTTGAAGTCACCTGTGGCGAAGCACCGTTCCTGACAAGTCGATACGACGCAACGACAGGGCAGATGATTGCCGTGCCGGACAGAATCGGTCTGCTGGATAGAAAGCTGAATGTTCTTCCAGAGCAGTTCCATGACTACGATATGTGGATGTGCTGGGCAATTAGCGCCTACGCATCGACATACGGCTATGAGTGGCAGGGAGACAACCTCTTGCTGGCAAGGTGCAACTTGTTCCTGACACTGATTGAAAATTTTAGGTATCGGTTTGATGCTGAAGAGCTAGAAATTGGCTTCATGCATATTTTTCTTGACTGCATCGCAGACATCATCTCATGGAACGTCTGGCAGATGGATGGGCTGAAAAAGACCGTACCCGGCACGGACATTCCGTGCAAAATCAAAGACTGGAAAGCTTACAAAGAAATCCTGTTTAAGGATGTTGGGGAGGACAACTAATGCAGACTGACAGAGGAATCTACCACAAGCGAGTATGCGACCGCTGCGGAGCGGTTCTGGGCGGCAGGATGATGAACCCTGACGAATACTTCAAAGACTGGGCGTGGCGTAGGGACACAGGCGACCTATGCCCGGAGTGCTATGCAGAGTATAAGCGAGTGATCGTGCGGTTCAACAGGGGAAAGAGAGGGCAGAGATAATGGATGTTTACTGCACAACCGAGAACTGCTCTTGCATGGGCATCAAGCAGTTCTCCGCTGGCAAGGCTATCCGATGCACAGCAGAATCCTGCAAGAACAAATCTGAGCCGTCCTGCGGCTCTTGCAAATGGTACGCAGAGCCGGAGGGCGTGTGTGTGAACGACCAGTCAGAACACGTTGCAGACTTCATGTGGGATGAACGTGGATGCAAGGAATGGGAGAAAAGAGAAAATGGCAACTAAAGATACGATCGTCATATTTATACTTGGGTCAATTATAACATTATTCGTTGGAGCCTTTATTGCGCTTTTTGAAATGTTTCTTTGGGATATGACCGATAGCATTTCAATTGAATGGTCATGGAAGCATCCAGAACGCTCAACAATTATTCATGCGATAATAATGGCGACTATCAACGCCGTTGTCTTTTGCGGTGGATTTTTGGCTGTATGGCTGGCGAAAGGATGAGCAAATGAGCTATGATATTTCGCTGTGCGACCCAGTAACGCACAAACCACTCAAAGCGGATAGTACGCATTTTATCGCAGGTGGTATGCGCGCTATGGGCGGTACAAAAGAATTGTGGCTCAACGTCACCTATAATTACGGTCGGTTCTTTTGTCGCCCGGAAGTGTTTGGCAAGGACGGCATTCGCTCCATCTATGGCAAAACTGGCGCAGAGAGCATCCCGATGCTTGAAAAGGCTATTTCTGCATTAGGTGACGATTTGAACGACAGCGACTACTGGAACGCAACAGAGGGCAACGCCAAACGCGCCTTGTACGGTCTACTGGCATTTGCGAAGATGCGTCCTGACGGTGTGTGGGACGGAGATTGAAAGGAGAAAGAAAAATGTCTTTGTTTGAAATTGTACTCGGTTTTGTTTTGACGACAATGATTGGTTTTGCGCTCGTTTTTCCGATTTATTTGGTCGAAAAATATATAGTTCTTAGCATTTTGGACGAATACATAGACAACGTAATCTTAAAAGCCATTGCGGTTGTAGCAGTCAATGTTCTTTTCTTTCTCGTTGGGTTTGCAATCATCTTTAGCGTTTACGGTTATAAGTGTTGATAACACGATTTGAAGGGAGAACGTGCAATGAGAGCCAGACCGATTGATGCTAATGAACTACGTCAAAACATCGAGGCGTGGATTCAGGAGTATAACGATGGAACAATAGGTGGCTTGTCGTTAGACGATGTGCTTGATTACATCGACACCGCGCCGACAATTGAGGTGAAAGGCAATGGCTAATTATCCAGAATACCTTGAACGAAGCGCACTTATTGAAAGAATCAAGAAAGCATATTGCGATGGCTGCGAGAACTACAATGGAGTTAGATGCCGTGCTTGCGGTATTGGTGATGCCATTGAGGTTGTGGAAGATGCGCCGACAGCCTTAGAACGTACCGCTGAATGGATTGCGCAAGACGAAGATAAGACGAGGTTCATGTGCAGTAATTGCCATGCGAGAAACAACCGAGACCGCTACAACTACTGCCCGAACTGTGGTTCTTTGATGGAGAACAGGTTATGAGTAACACGCTCTGGCATCCAGCAAGCGAACCGCCACGAGAGCGGACACAACCTTTGTTGCTTGCGACTAAGACAACGTGGCGTGATAAAGATGGAAAAATGTTGCAAGGATTCTCGACGACAGCGTACTTTCTTGGCTGTTACGCAGATGGTCAGTTCTGGGATGAGATAGGCGAAAGACTGCCGAAAAATGTGACGGTGACGCATTGGATGGCGTTTCCGATGGTGTAAGGTAATACTATGAACGAATGGATTAGCGTAAAAAATAAACTCCCGACCGAATATCGATCTGTTTTGGTTTTCAGTGACGAAGTTGATATAAGAATTGCACACTATGAGCATTCGTGCGGAAGCACGGAATGGTACGAAGATACGACAGGAAAACGACTTTCTGTATCTCACTGGATGTATTTCCCTGATCGTCCAAAGGGGGCTTTAGTATGACGAACAAGAAGTTTGGCATCATCATTATGGACTTGAGCCTTTTCGACTTTGGGCCGAAGCCGCCTTGCGGGTACATCAAGTCAAAACATATCCGCCCAGTATACGGAAAAGGCGCAAGGCCTGTCAAGGTGCATAAGAGAATCACGAGAACGAGAGAGGGATTTAGAAAATGAAGAACTTATCAAAGAAGCATCTGAAACAGATTTATAGGCGAAAAATGAGCAATAAGCTTTATTTACTTATCCCAGCGGCATTCTTTCATGTAGCACCGAACAACAGGAAAGACCATGATAAGATGGTGGCTTGGCATCGGAGTATGCGTACGAACATTCGCTACATGATTCCGGGTGAGAAAATCAAGAAAAGGAGCAAGAGAACATAAACATGGACGAAAAGGGTAAAAAAATGGAAGAACTTAAAAGATGCCCGTTCTGCGGTGCGGAACCACCGACTGTAAAAGTGCTTCATCCACTTGACATTAACATGGCTAATTGGGTAGTCTGCGGAAAATGCGGGGTGAGCACTTCTGTAACATTTGGCAAGGAAAAAGCCATCGAAGCATGGAACAAACGCTACAAAGAGGACTGAGCATGGACAAAAAACGAGACAGCTTTACATTCCGACGATATTACTTCGAAGCCATCTCCACACTCAAAAGCAAAGAGAAGTTGGAACTCTACGATGCAATCTGCGCATACGTTTTTGAAGGAAAAGACGCGACTTTGAACTCAAAAAAAGCAGAATCTTGTTTTATTTTGATTAAGCATCTGCTCGATGAAGAATCGAAAAGAAGCGATATTGCGTCAAAAGGATGGTCTACACGAAAGTCATCTCATCCTCATATCATAAATGAGATGAAGGTCAGCTCATCTATGAGTTCAAAGTCAAATGACAATGAACCCATTGTATCAACTGACAGTCAGACGAACGTCAAGACATTGCCGGAGAGTGCAGTCAAGAAGAAACCTGACATCTTCTCCGACTTTGCTCATGGCGATAAAACCCTGCTGGAATCCCTGCGAGAGTTCTCACAGATGCGTACAAGAATCAAGAAGCCTATGACAGACCGGGCGAAACAGATGCTCTGCAACAAGCTGGAAAAGTTTGATCGGCATGACTGGAAAGCCATTCTCGACCAGAGCATCTATGCTGGATGGCAGGACATTTACGCATTGAAACAGGATGACCAGTACGAGCAAAGTATGGAGATGGAGTTTCCTAAACTATGACAATGGACGTTCAAACGGTATTTATCGGCGGTCTGACGCTATGCAAGAGAGATGTTGCAACCGAAGTCATGGTTGAAGTTGATGATTCTGACTTTGAAACGAAAGAACTGCAAGAGGCTTTCAATGCGATTAAGGGCTATTGGGAACTTCGTGGATATGTAGACGTTGTAGACCTCAGAGAAACGCACAAGAACGTTGCAGATTTGATTGTGGAGTGCAGCAAAGCGTGTGAAGCTGAGTGTGTTGTCCTTAGCCGTGAACGCATGGGAGAATGGGCTAAGCGGATAAAGGAAAATGCTGCATTAAGGCGCTTCCAGTCGCTTGCAGTTGAATCCGCCAGCGCATTGACGACCTATGAGGACTTGTCTGAAATCTACCAGCAGATGGGCGAGGCAATGAGCCTGAAAGCTGAGGAAGAAGATGCGTGGACATACGAGGACGTGCTGAACGACTATGTGCTTCACATGGACGAAAAGCCTGTGTATATCAAGACAGGCCTAGAGCGTCTGGATGAAGCGCTGCACATTTCTCCGGGTGATTTTATCATCGTCGGCGGCAGACCGTCTGCGGGCAAGACAGCCCTGTCCCTGCAAATGGCAGCAAGCATGGCAAAGCAAAACTACACCGTGTACTATTTCAGCCTAGAAACCAGCAAACGCAAGCTGGGCGCACGTCTGATGGCTAATCAAATATACTGCCCTTTGGACACGGTGAAAAATAAGGCGGTCAGCTTGAGTGAGATTGACGGACAGGCAAAGAACATGAAGATGCCTTTATATATCCGCTCAGCTGCCGGAAAGAACGTGGCGTGGATGAAGGCTCAGGCTCTCCGTAAAAAGGCTCAGGTCATCTTCGTAGACTATCTTCAACTCATCCACGAAACAGGCGCAAAGGACAGATATGCCGCCATTACAGCTATATCCATTGCCTTACACGAGCTGGCGCAGACCACAGGCATTGTCGTGGTAGCACTGGCACAGCTTAATCGAAACCCATCCAAGCCCGGAGCAACGCCTACCAACTCCGACTTGCGAGAGAGTGGACAGATTGAACAGGACGCAGATGCAATCATCCTTCTGTCCGGCGATAACCCCGACAAGTACCTGTTCCGGCTAAGCAAGAACAAGGAAGGCGAGATAGGCGACCTTCCCATTACGTTTAACAAGCAGATTCAACGGTTCCAAGAGTATACTTGGATGGACTGAAAGGAGAACGACTATGAAAAAGATTTTGACCGTATGCGTATCCGCTTTGGCTGGTGTTATGCTGATGACTGGATGCAACAAACAGGTGGTAGACCTGACGTATAGCTACTCATGGGCACAGCTGAAAATGCCTGATGGAACGATTGTCGAGGGCAAGCTGAACAGTTGGGACGATTACGAGGGCGACCAGCTGCAAGTAAAGATTGACGGAGTGACCTATCTGGTTCATTCGTCCAACGTGGTCTTGAGACATTGAAAGCGAATACAGAATCTGAGCGCATGGGCTGTCAAAAATGGCAGCCTTTTGTTTTTTCGCTAATTCCACGAGAAAGCCTGTTTTAAGGCATTTTGGATACTAGACGATAACTTTATCGCCTTCATCACAAAAACGCGCCACAGACGCTCGTAGGTGGCTCTCCGTTGATGCTGATGGTATATCTCAAACTAGACCATACAATCAGACCGATGTAGAAGCTTGGAGAACGGCTTTTCAGGGTCAGACGTGAAAGTTATCGGGTCAATCAGAAAAACGCGGCAGACAGGCTCTTACACGCCTTTCCCGCGATGATAGCAGCCAGATAAGCGGATGCAGCGGCTATTTGTCAAATCGCAGGGATGATTGAAACGAAAAACGCTTCGACTATCACTTTCAGGGATGGCTTTCAAATTTTTGTCCCCTTTCCCCCTTGTTTCCTCTTCCCCCCTTTTGTCCCCCTCTTTCCCCTACAACCCCTATTACCCACTATAATCCCCCTAACATCTTCCGTGCTCCCCCTTTCCCTCCCCGTGTGTTTAGCGCGTCCGCGGGCGTTATATGCGCGAGCGCGCGCGTTGACGGAGCCGGGTGTGCCACGATAGTTCAAAAGTGAATAAATAACAGTTATGCGAAATTGCAAGCTGGTTCTTTCCCCCCACAACCCTCTATCTCCAAAACTACACCGTTAGCCAGCAGAGCAAACCATAACCAGCATCTTCCGTCAGGCTCTTATTGGCTGAATATAGACAGACCGTCCAGCTGACCTCTACGCTACGTCACCCTCTATCGTCCGGCGCACTGCGCCGACCGGGTGACCTCTAACGGAAACAAAATCTAACCTAGCGACTATTCCAAACATGGAGAATTGACTTCATTTTGTAGCAGGTAAAATATGTAGAAATGTTGCATTGACTATTCCTAGTAGAATGCTATGGATTGAATATAATACCATAGTGAGTCACTTGGAATTAAATTGAGCAAGAACAGACCGAATCGGATGGTGCGACTATTCCAGCAGAATAATCCCTAGATAGTTACTAGGGTATATAAGCGTGTATTATAATAAGTACGGTTGGTATACGAATTTGGTATGGCTAGCTGGTGAATAAATGTGTGAATATATGTAATGAATCATGAATTTTATGCGTTCTGATGACTTAGCGACTATCGCACCTCTCTTTTCCTAAAAGGCAAACGACTATTTCATACAAAAAATACACTACTATTTGGCGATAATTCGCAAGAAAACGCTACGACTATTACTCTGCGACTATCAGAGGACAGCTCGTTACTATACTATATATAGGACTTTCAAACCGTTGGCATCTGACGACTTTACGACTATTCTACGACTATTCCAGCCGGAACGCTGCGACTATTGATCGCCCTTATTGGTTATCGGGCGAAAGCCCGAAAAGAGCTGCGGCGGCAGCCGTCAGTGGTTCCGCGCCGACCGCCACGCCCCTGCCGCTGGACTGACCCCGCCGGGCTGGCATGGTCTGTGATATGCTGCACTGTCTGGCATGGATCCATAACATGGGCGCACCGCTGCACTCTTATATACCTTATTATAATAGGCGGTTGCGCTGACCTGTACAGCGTCCGGCGTGGTATCTGGTATCTGGTATGCGCTGGAGGTGTTGCGGCGCTGTGATGTGCTACAGCGCGGCGCAGGCGGTGTTATATCCGCTTTTGCCGGTCTGGTATTGTATGCGGTAGAATGGGTCAAATTGCCGGAAACGCACCTGTAAAGCCCTGTGCGCTGTTTTGTAGCGTTGGCGGTATAACTGCATGGACGGGATAAAAACCGCTGTAAACGCTTGTGTGTGGCTGTATTGCATCTGAGCAAAAATAAAAGCCCTGCACCGTGTCGATGCAAGGCAAAAGAAAAGCCCCGCCGGGTTAGGGCGGGACCGAATCTGAAATTGTGTCAGCGCTGATTGCACCAAACATTATAGTCTGCTGCCGTCATGATGGTATAGCCGCCGCAGACCTTAACAACAACCTCTGCGCCGGTTGCGGCCTTGCGTGCATAGTAACGAGACGTATACAGTCCGGTCATTGCGTCATATCCCTTATTAGTAGTCATAATATATAGCCCTCCTCACTTACTTGCCTTAAACAGCGCCGAAAAAAACCAAAAACAAAACAAGATTGCAGATAAAATCACCGTTTGCACCCCCTTATACCACGCTAAACCGCTTGTAGCTTGTGCGGGTGCTGCACTCTGCGTACACATCCGGGTGCAGCGTCTTGAGTAGCTTGCTATCAAGTCGGACGCTTTGCACGTCCTTGTAAATGGCTTTTGCCGTGCCTTGCGCCATCTCCGGCGCACCCTGCATCATGGTGATAATGTCTGCCTTGATGCTTTCGTTCATTGCTTCCAGCTCTTCCAAAAGCCGCTTGTTTTCGCGGTACTCGTTCACTTTTTCTTCAAACAACGTCATTTTTAGCCCTCCTTAGCTGTTGAGAAATGCGATCATAACCAGCGCCCCGGAGATCATGCCGCCTACGTACCAGATTGCAGCCCATTGAGAAAAGTCAAGAGTAATCATTGTTTACACCCCTTTTTAGTCAAATTCCGGCATTGCCAGAATGATTTTTTTGCACCGCTCGACGCTCAAGCGGTACGGCTTGGAGCGGGTCAGGTTATCAGCTACAATCTGAGTGTACACCATCAATGGCAGCTCAAAGAGCCCGGCGCATTTTGGATACAGGCGCACGGCCTGATTTCTAATTTCCGTGTTGATTTCGTCTGTTCTTGTCATGGCTTAAACCTCCGTGTTTTTGCCGTTGGGGTTAACCCAATCGTTCTTAATATCGTACCGCTTGCAGTAGCGATAAAGGTTAATCAGCTGCACAAAGTCGCCAGCGTTTATATATGCTTCATTGTCCGGCGCATCAAGGGAGCAAATAAGGGTCGTTCCGTTATCCTCCCGCTGCACAAGTTCCAACGTTTCGCCGTTGTTCACTTCAAAAACAAGCTTGTTCATTTTTATACCCTCCATTAAAACCAGTAAAGCAAGTACATATCTGTTCCCGGCTTGGTAATCTCTCGGATGCAAGGATACAAGCCGTAACTGTCAATTTGCAAGCCGTATTCTGCAAGCTCTTTGTTGAGCTTTACACGCCGTTTTGCAAGCTGAGCCTGTCGGGTTTTGAGCCACTCGGAGTTATAATAGCGGCTGTCGTTGTCAAGCTCCCACGCTCTTGCATCTGCAAGCCCCCAACGCTGCACGCTGTCAAGGAGCTTTCTTGCTTTTTCGTATGCCTCAGTGGGCACACGATCGGCGGCTTTATCTGCGGCGGTTGTCAGTGTGTCAAGCGTGGCAAGGTCAAACGCGGCGCGGGCTCTGTTATACCATACACACGCGCGATGGCTGCGGCCTTCGTAATCTCCCGGAATGGGGCGGGCGGTGTAATCGATCTCTTTATTGTTCATCATGGTTTTTTGTCCTCCTGTTTTGTGGTGGTGTAAATAAGTTTGTTTACTGTCTATATTGTAAACAATTTTATTTCTTTTGTCAAGGGGTTTGCACATAAAAAATGAATATTTTTGTTTACAACAATTCTGTCCGTTTGGGCGTGCTCTATCGGACACACTTTCTACCATCCAGCGTCCTGCACAGTCCTGATCTACCCGGTGCGGCCTGTCGTGTGCCGTCGTTCCGAGTGCGCTGGGGTCACCCGGGGGGAATAGGGCCGGAGGCCCGGGTGGGGGCGGTGAGTCCCGTCTCCTCCGACCAAAATAAAAAAGGCACTTTCTTTGCCAACACCCACCCCGTCTTCACAAAACGAAACCAGTCTGATTGTGCAAGTCTCCAAATTTTCCGAAAAATACAAAAAGGTCCCTCTCCCGGTCTAATCTGTGCTATACTTGACCGTAAGAAAGGGGCATTGTAAAATGGCAAAACTCGTAAAGTGTAAACACTGCGGCGCAAGGATAGCAGTTACCGCTAAAACCTGTCCGCAGTGCGGTGGAGAGAATACACCACCAAAACCAGCTTATAAGCGGCTGTGGTTCAAAATCCTTATAGCCTTGATTGTTATATCTTTTATCCAAGACCTTGTGAATCCACGAGAAAGAACGAATGTTACGGCTAATCCTAAAAGTGAGGAACCGACATCTTCTGTTACATCCTCTGTGGAAATCCAGAATGAAACAGTCGCACAGTCTGTTGTTGCTTCTTCTGAAACTGTAAAAGAGGATAATTCTTTTATGCTGGTTGATGGAGCACTTGGAAAATATGGTGAAGAGGTTACTATTCCAAGCCAGACTTATGGACAATATACCTACACACGTTATTTGATTCCTGCTGGTGAATACACCGTAGAAAACAAGGGTGGAGAGAAGATGGCTACTGTTTTTGTGGTGAATAATGATAACTCGGATGATGTAAAATCTGTGTTGAGGTTTTCAAAAACAGGCGAAAAACAAAGAGTAACTGTAGAGGATGGTTACAATATTCAGCTGTCACTTGAAACGCAAATCTTGTTTACTCCTGTTGAATGAGAGGCGGAATCATAAAATGTATGCTTTATTTGGAATGATTGCTCTTGTTGCAACGCCTGTGTTTGGAGCACTGTGCCTTTATAACAAAGCAACGCATAGAAAAAACAATCGGATACTAATTGCTTTCTTTGTATCGTTTGCAGTTTTTGTTATATGTTTGGCTGTAACACCAGAACCGTCACATGATGAACCGACAAGCTCTAGTGTTGCATCTTCTTCCGTCGAGTCTACGGCAACGGAACCAGATGGCAGCTCTATTGAGGAAATTGCCGAAAGCTCAGTAAGTAGCGTTCCTGCATCTCAAAAAGCGGCATCCGAATCTGAACAGCCTATAAGCTCTGAACCCGCAAGCAGTGAGCAGGTGGCATCCAGTGCTTCTTCGCATAACCCAGACGATGATATTCCAACGCTTGATTTGGATGACTATGCAAAACAGGCGGCCGACAACGCTGTAAAGGCAAAAGACAAATATGCTGGTAAGCAATATAAGGTGACATATCAAGTCAACAGCGTATCAGACGCAATGATTAAGTTAGATAATCCGTACACTGTTATGTTCAGTGTGAATTTCGTCACTTCTCACAGCATTGGTTATACCGTTTATATGGCTGGATTCCCGGAAAACGAAAAAGATAAGATTTCTATGCTTTCTCCCGGCCAGACCGTTACATTCGTTGGTGATTTTGACGGAAACAAATTCACTGATTGCCGATTCATAGTTCCGTAAATAAAAAGCCAGCGGCTAGATGTTCTCTAACCACTGGCTTTTCTTATAGGCTATTTACGATTTAAGTGTTGGAAACATGATAGGAGCGCTGACTTCTTCCTTTTCCATGAGAATGTCGAGCAAACAATCATTGTATCCCATTGAATAGCTGTCCTCGCAAAAATGCTGTACGGACGTTGCTAGCGCTACACTTACAACTTCCCTTGACCGCTTATCCTCTGGCATGATGATTTCTAATGCCTGATTAAGGATTTCATGGCTTTTTTCTAAAACGGCTTTGTGCTCTTCATTCTCAGCTTGTAGCCGAAACATTTCTTCCGAGTAGTCCATCAGCACGTCTCCATTCTAATCTGCTCGCCAACAGGAAGATAGCCCGCTTCTTTGAGCTTGCTATAAATGAACTTCTGACCGGCTCTCGTCCAGCGAGTGACCTCTTTCGTCTTTCCGTTCGGCAGCTCGATCGGATGCCCGACAACGTATCCGTTGCCAAGATATTTCTTGTAAGGAATCCACTGCTTATTTACAACGTGCTGGATGCCCATTTCCTCAAGAATCTTGTTCAGCTTTCGAGCGGTCAGGCCGTAGTTCATGGCAATCTGCGTGGTTGTCAGGCTTTCGTCAGAGAGAAGAACCGCCTTTGCGTAGTCGGAATCGGGCTTCATCTTGGCATTTTCCGCTTCCAGAACCTTTACCTTCTTACGCTCCGTGTCGATAACACTGTTAGCGGCGATCAGAGCGCGGCTCAACAGCATCTCTGTCGATTCAGGCTCCGGGTTGGTGAGCTTCTGCTCCATCTGATTGAAAGCATCAATGTACTTGAGTTTCCATTCAAGGGCTTCTTTGCCGGTAAAACCCATAGCAAGCAGGGTGAAACCGTCACGGTTCATCAGGTACATGGAGTAGGTCTGACCGTTCTGCTCGTGGGTGTACTCGGTTTTGAAGAACATGGGGGTCTGCTCATTTTTGAGCACACCCTGTGACATGATGTTTTCTACATCTCGCATGACGTTCCGATGTTCTTTTCCGAAATTTTCTGCTACTTCACGGCTGGACACGACAACCTGTCCGTTCTCACTGATAAGATTGATAGCATATTTAACCTTTTGTTCCATAAAAACTCCTATGGTTCTTGCGGAACAAGCCAATTCCTGCTATAATAAGGCTGGAACAGCTTGTTCCAGTGGTTTTGATGATACGTTCGCTGCGGTCGGCAAACTTTAGCGGACGTATCATTTTTCGTTTTCATCGGTCTCCGGGATGGGATGTACTTCAAAGAACGTGTCACGGATGGCTGCTGCCTGTGCGACCTTGTGTTCGGTGCAATAGGTTTTCAGCCACTGGAACTGTCGTTCGGTCAGTGCAACAGTGAACGTGTGATTGTGCCGTTCGAGATAAGGACTGTACATAAACTCACCTCCCTTCATGTGGGTGCAACCAGTATATGCAATATGTTGTGGTTTGTCAATTACGCAAACGCTTAATGTAGTACTGGTATCTGTACAAAATCCAAAAGTTTGTAGACTTGCACAAAATTTAACTGTTGTTTTTGGATGCTCCCGCTTCGTACCCTGCCCGATAGTTCAGTTCGGACAGCTTACCCAGTGCTTCTGCGTACTCTCTGTCTTCGCTGGTCGGCTCTTTTCCGTGGGCGAGGGTTTTCAGAAATTCTTCGGTTTTCGTGGGAAAGTTCATGTTTTTTTGCTCCTTTCTATTGCAGAAACTGTCTGCTTCTGCTATAATAATTGACAGAAACCGAGACTGCGCCCTTGGTTGCGCAGCTTCTGTTTTGTGGTGGAATAGGTCGTCAGTGCTACTTTGGTCGGTATGCTGACGGCCTATTTTTTATGCCACAAAGGATAAATCTACCGTTGTTGGCTGATTCATCGTGTGTTCTGCTGTCTTAGATTATAGACGCTTGGTATATAGTTGTCAACAGCCCAATTTGTATAATTTGTACGTTAAAACACGTTTTAGTGTATATTTTTGATAGTGGTTTTGACACTTTAATGTGTTAGAATTGGGACGGAAATTTATAGTAAAACTTGATAATACGATAATTATACAAGCTGTAAACTAACACAAAAAAGTGTTGATAAAAAAGTGACCCTAATGATAGTAAATAAAATTCCCTATTGACAAACCAAATAAAATTGTTTACAATATAATCAGAAAGGGTGACATGAAATGGGGAAATACAAAAAAGTGACAGAAAAAAAAGAGCCTTTTAATGTTTCAACGAATGGCGTAGAGATAGTTAAAGAACTTATGAAGCAGTATGGCATAACAACAGCTTATATTGCCAATGAAGCTGGCTTCACTTCAAGACAGGCTTTGTATCAGTGCTTTAAGAATGAGAGCTTAAATCTTTCTAGCTTTTATAAACTCCTAAAAGCTATGAATTATCGAATCGTGGTTGAACCCGACATGGGAGATATTGGCGTTGGGGCTTATCGTGTTGAAGGCACTGTAATTGAAAAGGACAGTGATTCTGAATGAACGTAGCGTATGTTCGTGTATCTACTGTCGAACAGAATGAAGCACGACAGGTAGAAGCGTTGAAGCGGCATAACATTGACCGTTGGTTTATCGAGAAGGTCTCTGGCAAGAATATGGATAGACCAGAGTTGCAGAAGATGCTTAAATCAGTTCAGCCGGGCGATACCGTGTTTATCCACGATTTCAGCCGCCTTGCCCGCAGCACGAAAGACTTGCTTGAAATGGTTGAAACGCTGCAAGCTAACGGTGTGCACCTTGCCAGTGATAAAGAGAACCTAGACACAGGCACTCCCACCGGTAAACTGATGCTGACGATGATTGCAGCCATCAACGAGTTTGAGCGGCAGAACATGCTTGATCGCCAGCAAGAGGGCATTGAAGTGGCAAAGCAGAAAGGTGTTTATAAAGGTCGCAAGCCCACGGAGTATGACCGCAACCTCTTTGATGTTCTGCACGAACAGGTGGAAAAACGTCTGCTGACCGTCACCGATGCTGCCAAGCAGCTTGGCGTGACCCGCCAGACATGGTATCGGATTTCTGAACAGAGAAAGGCTGGATAATATGCAGGGAGAAGAACTGATTGTTAAGAACGGAAGCATCACGCTACGGTCTATGCTTGACTTTGGTGGTTTCCTCGAAATCAAGCGGTTCTTGGAAGCTTGCCATTCGGAAAACTGCACCGTGAATTTTGCAAACGAGGAAATTGTCATTTTTCCGAATGAATACGATGCTGCTAAAGATGCTCTCGTCTTTATTTATGGTACACTGGCAGAAAGACACAGTATTATCGAAAAGTATCTTCGCTATAAGCTGATGCTAGGAGACGAACAACCAAAACCTACTTTACATAGTCAGAGAAAGGAATAAAGCATGAAACCCGTAAAATTGTCAGAACAGAGCTTGAAGCTCATTGAAACGTTGTGCGATTACACCGACAAGCCTGATATTCTTAACGCTGTCGCAGACGCCTTGTACTACGACGCAGATGAATTGAAGCGCAGGCTAAACCAGCTTGCGGAAGAGGTCAAATAAATCGCACCTTCCATCCGTTAAAACGAATTTTAGCAAATAATTTTCCGAAAACAGAATTATAAAACCGAATATTCAATTTTTGTGCAGTTGTAGGCACTCTTTACATTTTCAGGTAGGGGGTGCCTATTTTTTATGCAGCCAAAACAATGCATTGCCATCATCGACAGCATCAAAGCGTATGCAAAGCAGAATCCGACAGAAGCACAGGTCTACGAGGACTGGTTTCAGGCGGTCGTGAACCTGAGAGATGCTTTGCCGCAAGACAAGCGGTTCGATGCCTACAAATATTCTGGTGAGCTGCGCTCTGTCTGTGCAGCTATGATGGGCAAGATGAAAACAGGTGAGGACGTGGCAAAGGTCTATGACATTATCAGCCGAACGTACCTGTTTGAAGCAAAGGATGTGTTCGATAGCTATTGCATCTACCTTGAATGGAATCGTGCGCCGGAAAAGAAGTTCTATCAGCCGCGAAGAAAGGTACTTCTGACGCTGGTTCGTGACCTAGAGGACTTATTTTTCCATCGTGTAGAATTTCTTGGGGTCAGTCAGCCCCCGAGAACTGGAAAGAGTACGCTCTGTATATTTTTTATCACATGGCTTATAGGAAACCGCCCGGACGTTGCATCGGTCATGAGCGGACATTCTGACAAGCTAACAAATGGTTTCTATGGTGAAGTTCTGTCTATTATCACTGACCCCGTTACCTATAACTGGGGGAAAATCTTCCCTGACGTTCAGCTTGTAGATAAGAGCGCAAAAGACGAAAGCGTTGACCTAAACCGCAAAAAGCGTTTTCCAACCCTGACGTGCCGCTCCATTGGCGGCACGTTGACTGGTGCTGTTGAAATCGGCGAGGGCGGCGTTCTGTACAGCGACGATTTGATCGAGGACTTGGAAGAAAGCCTGAACGTTGAGCGCCTGAACAACAAGTACGATGCCTACTTGAACCAGTTGAAAGACCGTAAAAAGCAAGGCGCATTAGAGCTGATGGTCGGCACACGATGGAACGTGCTTGACCCTCTTGGACGCATCCAGAACCAGTATGCAGACAACCCGAAGTATAGATTCCGGGTGATTCCTGCGGTAGACGAAAATGGACATAGCAACTTCAATTATGACTATGGCGTTGGATTTGACGATGCCTACTATGCCGATATGAAAGCCAGCATTGATGATGCAACATGGTGGGCAAAGTACATGGGAAATCCTTATGTGCGTGAAGGTCTGCTGTTCCCTGCTGATGAACTGCGGTATTTCAACGGTGTTCTGCCTGATGGGGAACCAGATCGCAAGCTCATGGTCATGGATATTGCATGGGGCGGCGGTGACTTCACCGCCTGCCCTATCGCCTATGTGTATGGTGATGCCGTGTTCATTCCTGACCTTGTGTTCAATAATGGCGATAAGACCGTGACCAGACCGGAAGTCGTGGGCAAAATCATCCAGCACAAAATCAATGTGGTGCGTGGAGAAGCCAACAATGGCGGCGATGAATATTGTGACGTGGTAGACAGCCAGCTCCGGCAGCAGGGCTATCACTGCTCTGTCCGCAGCCAGCGTGCGCCCAGCGGTCAAAGCAAGCTGTCCAGAATCATCCAGTATGCGCCGGACATCAAACGGTTCTATTTCCTTGACGAAAAGCACCAGTCGAAAGAGTACAAGGCGTTCATGGAACAGGTGACGATGTTCACGCAGCTTGGCAAAGTTCCGCACGATGATGCACCGGATAGTCTGGCACAGCTTGCCGATGAATTGTATAACGGGATCAGCAAAATTGAGCCTGTCAAGAGGCCTTTTTGATTAAAAACACAATATATTGTGTTCGCTGGGTCTATTTATTTGATTTCACCACTTGACAAGGCTTATAATGTACGCAGGAAGTTTTGTAGCTTCCCTTAAAGGAATAGCTTACACGCGGGGTTTTGTCATTTTTACTCGCGTGCGTGTCAACAAGCATATTCCTCCTTTCACCGGTGAAGGTTTTCTCACTCTTTCGCCTTCACCGGACTTTATATGTTGCGTTTCCAATTGTAAGGGGAATGCCAGCCTGTCTCCCCCACGGCTGGCAAGCAACGGTTCGATTCCGTTACGCAGCACAACCAACTACCTAGCTTTGCATGGACTTATTCTCCAAAACCTCCACCGCTATTCCCGGCTCTCGATGTAATGTTTAGGCATGACATTGCAAAGAGCAGCGGTTAAACAGTTAAGCCGGGTTTTTATGTTGCATTAGCTCAGTCAGGCTAGAGCACCCGGCTCATAACCGGACATACATTGGTTCAAATCCATTATGCAGCACCAAAATTGCAGCTTACCCGTTTACGTCTGTCCAACAACTGAATGTAAAGGCTGCAATGGTTTTCTTCGGGCGAAGAATAGCACGACTGGAAGTGCGAACAGTTTCCCAGTAGCTTCTGACAGGTCTGTGCTCAACAGCCTGTTTCCAGAAATCCAACGAAAGGAGCACAGATGGTAGCAAAAGTACGATGCAAGCGTCCTCGGAAAGACGCAAACGGCAATCCGTGTGATTGCGGACGTTATCTTGGCGAAGTGGAAGGTAAGTTCTCCCTTCTGTGCCCTCTTTGCCATTGGATTACAATTGGAGATTCCAACCTTCCAAAAGATACATGGGTCTCCGTACCAAAGTTTAAGAACTGAATAGCTTTTGAAGCGCAGTTGTAAGCGCAGTGAGATAGACCTTAACAGGTTTGTCTTGCTGCGCTTTTTATTTTGCCGGAAAGGAGGAACACATGGCTGAGTATCAGATGGTTGTTGGCGGCTTTTTGAATGAGCCGCTGACCGGACGCAGACCGATTGAAACGCCGGAGACGGAAATCAATCAGGCGAACGTGCTGAAAGTGGTCATGGGCAAGGCAGAGCCTATTCATCTACTGAACAAGAATGAGATTCGCTTTCTGCACAACTACTACTTGGGTAGCCAGCCTGTCCTCCTCCGCACGAAGGAATATCACGCTGAAATTACAAACCGCATTGTAGAGAACCACGCCAACGAGTGTGTGGGCTTCTACACCGGCTACATGAGCGGCACTCCTTGTTCTTATGTGCGGTCTGAAACGGCAACAGGTGACGGTGAGGAAATCGCCCGGCTGTCTAACGCCTTGCAGTATGAGGGCAAGGACGCGCTTGACCGGCGGCTTTGGCAGTGGATGTTGGAGTGCGGACAGGGATACCGCATTGTCCTCCCCGACAAGGGGTATGGCGGCAACTACCCGGACGAAACACCCCTGCTGGTGGACGTTCCCGACCCAGACATGGCGTATGTGATTTACAACTCCGGCATCGGACACAAGCCCATCGCCAACGTGCTGCACATCCCACGCAATTATCAAAACGACTTGAACGACTTGATTTGCGTGTACACGCCAAACCAGTACTTTGAAATCGACAACGGCAAGATCACAAAATCTGAAAGCCATTCTCTGGGGATGCTTCCGATGGTCGAATACAAGCTCAACCCGGAGCGCATGGGTCTGTTTGAACCGGCTATCCCTGTTCTGGATGCCATCAACGACCTAGAAAGCAACCGTCTGGACGGTGTAGCGCAGTTCATCCAGTCCATCATGGTGTTTACGAACTGTCTTGTGGACGAAGATGCGCTTAACAAGGTCAAGGAACTTGGCGCAATGTGCCTGAAGTCCACTTCTGGTTTGCCCGCTTCTGTCTCTCAGATTGCAAACGAGCTTGACCAGCAACAGAGCCAGACCTTGCTTGATTCCATGTTGAACGTATACCGCAGTCTGACTGCTATGCCTAGTGCTACTGGCAGCGAGAATGCAACGTCTGACAACGTGGGCGCAGTTATCGTCCGTAACGGATGGAATCACACCGAAGCAAGGGCGCAGCAGTACGAGAATATGTTCAAGTACGCTGAACGCCAGAGCCTGTCTGTGATGCTGAAAATCCTGCGTGATACGGCTGGTTCTAAGCTAATGGCAAGCGACATCAACATCAAACTGCCCCGCCGTCAGTACGATAACCAGCAAAGCAAAGTTCAGATTTTCGCACAGATGATTCAGCAACCGATTGACCCGCAGCTGGCATTTACTACGCCCGGTTTGTTCCCCGACCCGCAGGCTGCTTACGAAATGAGCAAGCCTTTCCTGATTGCCGCTGGCAAGCTTGGCGAGGATGGCAAAGCTCCGAAACCGCAGGAGCAACAGCCTGAACAAGTTGTTGAAGTCAACAAAACATCGGACGAACAGTCTGACAGCATCAATAAAGAAACAGAGGGCGAATAGCCCTTTGCATATTCCGGCAGGGAAGCCGGGATACAAATTTCGCAGCGTTGCAGGGAAGCAACGGTAAAAAAACGCAGGAGGAAATTAACGATATGAAACTCAATGTGTTGCTTGGCGATGCCTACAAAGAGGGCATGACCGCCGATGAAATCATTTCTGCGCTGGAAAAGGTTGCAGACCCTAACGCAGAGATCGAGAAGCTGCGCAACGCCGTGACGAAAGCCAACGGCGAAGCTGCCGAGTACAAGAAGCAGCTCAAAGCAAAGCGTACCGATGACGAGAATGCCGCACAGGAACAGGCTGATAAGCTGGCAGAAATGCAAAAGCAGATTGAAGCCCTGACTGCCGACAAGGAAAACCTCGTCAAGGAAAAGACCCTTGCATCCTACCGTGAGAAGTTCGTTGCACAGGGTTATGACGCTGAACTGGCTGGCAAGGCTGCATCTGCACTGGCTGACGGTGACATGGACAAAGTGTTTAAGTTCCAGTCGGAATTTATGACCGCTCACGACACCGCATACAAGGCTTCTCTGCTGAAGGATATGCCCACGCCCCCGGGTGCGGATGGTAAGGGCGGCTCTGACAGCGAAGGCGTGGCGTTTGCCAAAAACCTTGCACAGCAGAACGCCAATGCTTCTAAGGCATCGAGTGACGCAATGAGTGCTTTCCATTAACAAGGAGGAAAACATGAAGTTTACCCGAAACGCGGTCAACGGAATCAACGATACCATCCTTGCTTCCAATGACTACACCGCCATCCCCTTTACCGTGACTGAAACTGCTGCGGTTAAGGCTGGCTACCCCATGACCAAAGCTGGCAAAAAGGCAACTTCTGCCACCGCAGACGGCATTCTGCTGTATGACGTTGACCCGGCAGAGAATCCAAACGCTTCCCTGCTGATTCGTGGCGTTATCGACACCAAGAAGGCCGCTGCAAGCTCCGGCTTTACCTATGATTCTGATGCAATCACTGCACTCAAGACCGCCATCCCTGGCATCTTCTGCCGTGACAACATCAGCGTGAACGCTTAATAGGAGGTAAAACAACATGGCACTGAATCTTAAGGAAGTCTTTGCCCCGGCTGCGATTGCCGCCTATTGGACGAATGACCCTACTAATGCGATGCCCTTTGCATCTGACGCACTGTTCCCCGCTCAGAAAAAGGCTGGTCTTGACCTGAAGTGGATTCGCGGCCACAAGGGTGTTGGCGTGTCTCTGATGCCCAGCGCATTTGACGCAAAGGCTACGTTCCGCACCCGTGAGGGCTTCAAGTTCGATGAGACCGAGATGCCGTTCTTCCGTGAGGGCTACCATCTGGGTGAGAAAGACCGTCAGGAAATCTTGCGTGTTCTCGACAGCAACGACCCCTATGCCCGTGACGTTGTGAAGCGCATTTATGATGATGTAAGCGATCTCGTCACCGGCGCACGCATCGTGCCTGAACGTATGATTTGGCAGTTGCTGGCTCCTGCAAATGGCACTCCCGGCATTACCATCAAGGCAAACGGTGTGAACTACACTTACAATTACGACCCTGATGGAACGTGGAAAAAAAGCAATTACAAGGCACTGACAACTTCCGCAAAGTGGGACACTCCCGCTTCTGCTACGCCTATTTCTGACCTGATTGCTGCGGCCGATGCTGTCAATGATGCAACTGGTGAAGAAGTCACTCGCGTCTTTATGAACAAGGCTACGCTCGCGAAGATGATTGCTGCTGATGAAGTAAAGAACCGATTCCTTACCATCAACAATCGAACCACTTCCGTTCTCACCGCGAATGAAGCAAAGGAAGTTGTTCGTCAGGCAACTGGCCTTGAGATTTTCACCTACAACAAGAAGTATCGTCCTGAAGGCGGTGGTGACACCGCAAAATATCTTCCTGACGGTTATGTTGTTCTGGCTCCTGATGGCAAACTCGGTACGACTTGGTATGGCACTACCCCTGAGGAAGCCGATCTGATGTCCGGCCAGTCCGGCGCATCCGTGTCCATTGTGAACACCGGCGTTGCCATTACCACCGAGTTGACCGTGCATCCTGTCAACACTAACATCTATGCTTCTGAAATCGTCCTGCCGTCCTTTGAGCGCATGGACGCTGTGTACTGCATCAAGGCTTACTAAGGCGAAAGGAGGAAAGCAGCATGGGAGACCAGTATTCCGAAGCGGCAGTCAAGCTGGGGCAGTACATTGCTCCTGCACTTGACCGTGAAGTCACGGACGAGGACTACCCACTCTTCGACCTGCTGCTTGATTTCGCCAAAGACAAGATATTTGCACAGGGCTACCCTTTCGGCAACAGGCCGGACGAGTTGCCCTTGCAGTATCAGTCGTTGCAGATACGCATCGCAGCGGAACTGTACAACCACATCGGAGCAAACGGACAAACGAGCTATACCAACAACGGCATTACTCGTGTGTGGGAAAGCTCTGATGTGGCGCAGTCCCTGCTGAATGAAGTGGTTCCGAGAGTAGGTGTTATCGGCTGATGTTCAATGGTAGCCCGCTGGATAAACGCCCACTGTGGTACTCAAACCCGGTCGGCGAGAAAAAGCCTGTTGTGGACGAATGGGGAAACGAAACTGGCGAATCGGCATACGAATCGTGGAGTGAACCCGCAAAGCTGATGTTGAACGTCAGCCCTCCTACTGGTTCTGCTGAGGCAAGCCCTTTTGGAGCATTCACGGATTATAGCTACGTTGTCAGTTCGTCCAGCAAAAAGCGCAACACACCGCTTTATGAAGGCACGCACGTCTGGTTTCAGACGGACATTTCAAAGCCCTTCAATTACATTGTGGTCAAGGTCGCAGAGCATATTACAGACACGAAGTATGCGCTGAAAGAGGTGGCTGCAAGTGAAAATTAAAGTGAGGTTGAGCGATGCCGGACTTCGTGATGCGGAACGTCAGATACGGGCGTACAAGACCACCCTGAACAAAAAAGCACAGGAGTTCGCAAAGGCGTTGGCCGACAAAGGGCTTAATGTGGCGAAAGTTCGCTTTGACAACGCAAAATATGCCGGTAGCAACGACGTCTCTTGCCATGTTGAGCAGAACGGAAACACTTGCACCATCGTTGCAGAGGGCAAGGCGGTTGCTCACATCGAATTTGGCACTGGCGTTACGCATCAGGGATGGGGCGCTGCCGGAACGGTCGGTCCGCTCCCTTTGCCTGACAACATTGGTGAGCATGGCACATACGGTAAGGAAAACGGCAAGCATAAGCGCTGGTACTACTACGGCGACCCCGGCAATGCCGGAACCTATGTGGATACCGTTCCCGGCAAAGGTCAGTTGAATTACACCAGCGGCAACGATGCAGCTATGGCTATGTGGGGAGCTGTTGAGGAAATGGCTTCTCAGGTAGAAGCAACGTGGAGGGAGGTCTGGAATAGTTGATTGATTATTTCAATTCTATCTTCACGGCTGTTGCTAAGGAACTGCGAAAGCAAGTGCCCGGAATCTTTGTCACCGGTGAAATCAACGACAGCAACGTCAAGAAGTTTCCGTGTGTGCAGATAGAGGAAAACAACAATGTTCCAACTCACAAGGATTCTTCCAGACGAAGCAAGTATGCTGCCATTTCCCTGCGTGTGCGTGTCTATTCCAACAAAACCAGCGGACGCATTGCAGAGGCCCGCTTCATTGTTGACATCGTGGATTCTGTATTAGAACCGCTCAATTTTTATCGAAAATCGTTTGCCCCGTTGAATGGGCTGTACAACAATTCCGTCTATCGGATTGATTGCAGCTATGGGGCAACAATCGGAGAGGACGGAATGATTTACCGAAAATAAGGAGGTAAACATTCTATGAGTACTGCTATCTCCGGTCTGAATACCACCCTGTACTGTGGCGACAGCGCAACCGCTTTGACGAAGCTGTGCGACATTAAGGATGTGCCCGACCTGATCTCTGAGCCTAACCTTCTAGATGCCACCACCCTGTCTGACCCTATGCAGGTCAACATCTTCGGCATTATCCAGAGTGACACCAAGTCCTTTACTGCCAACTACAACAAGACTGACTACAAGAAGGTCAAGGAAGCTGGCTACGATGAGACTTCCGAGAGCAACACCGTGAAGTACTACGCCCTGAAGATGCAGGACGGCTCCGGATTCACTTGGCAGGGTATGCATCAGGTTGGTTTGTCCGGCTTCGGCGTGGACGAGGTTGTGGAAATGACCATTAACTGCATCTTCACCAAGAAGCCTGAGTTCAGCGAGACCCTGACTGTCAATGGCGGCTAAACCGCAAAAATCGAATCAATCAAACCGGGCAGAACTGAACATCGAATTTGGTTCTGCCCTATTTATAAAGGAGAGCATTTATTATGGCTGCAAAGGTTATCAATTATCATTCCCCTGATGGCAAGAACACTTATGAGCTGACTTTCACCCGTGACAGCGTGGAAGCCGCCGAACGTGCAGGCTTTCAGATTGGTCAGTACACCCAGATGATCAATCTGCTGTCCAACTCCCGTGCTCTGTTTTACGGCGCTTTTATTGCGCGGAACAAGGGCATTAAACGCAAGGCCGTTGACGAGATGTTCGAGCATACCGAGGCGAAGGAAGAGCTGATGGCTACGCTGCTTGAGATGTTCATGGACGCTTCCAAGTCTCTTCTGGCAACTGATACTGAGGACAAGGCCGCAAAAAACGCAACGTGGGAGATTGTGTAATCGCACAATCTCAGGAACCAGACGGAGAGGGAAAACCGTTTTCTTTCTCCAAGCTGTTTCACGATGTAGAAGCCTATTACATTTCCATCGGCATGACCTACGACCAGTTTTGGTACGGCGATGTCTGGCTGGCAAAGGTCTACCGTAACGCAGAGGAGCTGCGAGAACGCAGAGCCAATACTGAAGCGTGGAGAAATGGCTTTTACATGGCATCTGCGCTTTCCTCTACGGTTGGCAATATGTTCCGAAAGAAAGGGTCTAGCCCCATCAAGTATATGGATAGACCGATTCCCCTTACCAAAAAGGAGAAAGACGAGTATGAATACCAACGCGCAGTTGAGGCGCAGGAGCGAATCAAGAGAATGATGTTCTCTATGATGGAAAGTGATGGTGGTAGTGATGGCTGATGTTGATATTACGAGCTTATCCGTAGAGATTTCTGCGGAATCGCAGGGCGCAGAGCTTAATATCGACAAGCTCGCTACCGCCATTTCTAATTTGCGGACAAAAGGCAATGTCACGAAGGTTGTGAACAGCCTTGATAAGCTGTCCGCTTCCATTTCTGCGCTGAAACAGGCATCCACTGGCCTGTCTGGGCTGGACAACATCACGAATTTTCTGAATGGCATCGGCAATGCAAACTTTTCCGGCAGTGTAAAAAGCATTAACAGCGTTGTCAACGCCATCAAGAAAATCCCTGCTGCCGTGTCCGGCTTGAATGGCGTGGACTTCTACTCCATGTCCGGCAGCATTACTGAACTGACAAACGCAATGGCTCCCCTGTCCATTCTGGACGCTTCCGGGCTAAAGGCGATTGGCAGCGCGGTCAACGCCATCGGGAAAATCCCTGACCTGTCCGAAAAGCTGAAAGCAACTGACCTCGATGCTTTCTCGGATTCCTGCAATAAAATCTCTACTGCTCTCACTCCCCTTGCTTCGCAGCTTGACAAGGTTGGCAACGCCTTTGCAAAGCTGCCGTCGCAGTTGAGCAAAGTGGTCACACAGGCAAACCGTGTGACCGCTGCCAACGAAAAGCAGCGTAAGAGCTATCTCAGTCTGTCCAATCAGATGAACGGCTTTATGCGAAACATGGCAAAACTGGTTTCGTTGAAAGCTATCGCTGAGTATCTTGGCAACGCTGTTGCGAAGTTTAACGACTTCTATGAAGCAACAGACCTGTTTCATAATGCCATGGGCAATTTGAGCGGTGAAGCGGATACGCTCATTAGTAAGATGCAAGACCTGCTTGGTGTCGACCCGACCAAAGCGATGACCTACATGGCTACCATCCAGAGTTTAGGTACTTCGTTTGGTCTGGCCAGCGACAAAGCATACATTCTGTCTAAGAACCTGACTCAGCTTGCCTATGACGAAGGTTCTTACTGGAACAAGGACGTTGCAGAGACCTTTACCGCAATGTCCTCCGCAATCTCTGGCGAGATTGAGCCTATTCGCCGTTTGGGCATCGACTTGTCTCAGGCGCGGTTACAGCAGGAGCTTCTTGCTTTGGGCTTTAACAAGCAGGTTTCTAGTCTGTCTCAGGCAGACAAGGCGGTTCTTCGTTACATTGCCATTATGAAGCAGACTGCCAACGTGCAGGGCAACCTTGCACAGACCATCCAAAGCCCTGCAAACCAGATTAAGATTCTGAAAGCGCAGCTGGATATGCTGGCGAAGTCTGTTGGCTCTCTGCTCTACCCTGCCATGAAATCTATTCTTCCCCCGCTGATTGCCGCTGTACAGCTCATTCGAGAGTTTGTTGAGTGGGTGGCAAAACTGATGGGCGTGAAGGTCGTGTTCACTGATTTCACCAAGAGTGCTGACAGCGTTGGCGGTATCGGTGATGCAATGGATAACACAACCGATTCGACAAAGAAAGCCGCCAAAGCCCTCAAGGACTACACGATGGGCTTTGATGAGCTGAACATCATTGACCCCACACAGGGAAGCTCCGGCTCTGGTAGCAGCGCATCTGCTGGCAACATCTTAGGCGATGTAGACCTGTCTGGCTACGATATGTTCAAGCAGTACAACGAAGAGTTTGCAAAGCAGATTGACGCTATCAAGCAGAAAATCAAAGATATGCTCCCTATCATCGGCGCTGTCACTGCTGCGCTTGCATTGTGGAAAATTGTTGATTTTTTGACAGATGTTGCGACTGCAATCTCCAAAATGACTGACTTGCAAAAGTTGGCTCTTTCAATTGCGACTGTTGTTATTGAAGCTTCGTTGGTATTTAGCTTTGCCAAAGGTTACGCTTCTACTGGAAACCCTCTTGAGCTTTTAGGTGAAGTAGTATCTGCCGCATTTGGCTCGTTTGTGCTTTGGCGCACAATTGGCGCGGATGGCATCACGCTTGGCATGGGTATCGCTTTTGTGGCAAGCCTTGCAGGTCTTACTTATGCGCTTGGTACCGGCGAAGCCAATCTTGGCGATGCAAGCACATGGATTCAGGCTGCTTTAACAACGGCATTCGGCTCTATTGCTGGTATCACACTACTTACCAATCTTGGGGTAGCTACTGGTACAGCCGCAACGCTTTCAATCGGTCTTGCAGGTCTTATTACCTTTGCGGGAATTACATTTTCTCTTGGAGAAAAGCTGAAAGAATTTCCGGTTCTTGATACCATTATTGCTGCTTTGATGGGAATTTTTGGCGGCGTTGCTGGTGCTGGCGTTGCATTGCTTGTCGGTGCAAGCCTTCCTGTTGCTGGAGCCGTTGCCGCTGCTGGTGTTGGTATTGGCCTTGTTCTTCACTGGGCTGGTATCAAATGGGGCACTAAAGAGAGTGGCGAAAAAACAGATGCTGCCGCAGAAGCCGACATTAAAATGTATTATGTCGAAAATGTTTTTGAGCAGCGCATTGAAGCCATCAAGCAAATTATCGTTACCAAGTGGAATGCGGCCATTGATTTTATGACTTCTCTTCCCGGAAAGGTTGGGAACATCATAAACAGCATTGGCGAGTGGTTCAGCTCTCTTCCTGAAAAAATCGGCTATGCCCTTGGCTTTGCCGTTGGCAAAATCGGGGAGTGGGTCGGAAACATGGTCGTTGCTGTAACAACCGAAGTTCCAAAAATCGTTTCGTCTGTTGTTAAGTTTTTTGAAGAATTGCCTGGAAATATTTGGACTGCAATTCTCAAAGCTCTTGACGTTATTTCTAAATGGCGGGAGCGTATGATAGCTTCCGTTGTTATTGAAATTCCAAAAATCATTTCGTCCATTGTCGGTGAATTCAAAAAGCTTCCTGACGAATTAAGAAAACTTGGCAAATTCATTTGGGACGGCCTAATCAACGGTCTAAAAGATGCATGGAGTACCGTTACAAATGGTATTAAGAGTTTCACTGATGGTTTTATCAATGGCTTCAAGGAAGCTCTCGGCATTCACTCCCCTTCTACTGTGTTTGCGGAAATTGGTGGTTACATTGTTCAAGGTCTTGCAAACGGTATCACTGCAGCACTTCCTTACGTTGAACAAGCTATGACCAATCTGGCAAACGCTGTTCAGCAGAAGGGCAACGAGATGATTGACTATGGCGCAGACGTTGCAAATGGCTTTGTTGATAACATGGTCAATACGTTCGACGCAAAGTGGAATGAAATCGACAACGGGCTGAAGAATGATTTTATCGGAACGATTAAGGGCATGATTGATGCGGTCAAGAAAGGTGATATCCAAACCGTCGCCGAAAACACAGCAGCCATCATCTGGAAGGCAATGGGGGAAGAGAACCGAAAACAGGTCAAGTCTTATGCTTCTGACTTGGTTTCCAATCTCACCAGTGCTCTTAAAACCGTTGGTTCCAAAGTATTTTCTTCTGCAAAACTCGTCGGAAAGAACATTTTGGATGGAATTACATCCAAGTTTGGCGAAATCTCCACGCAGGTCGTCGGTCTCGGAAGTAAAATTGCGTCCTCGTTTTCTTCTCTGATCGGACCAATCTCGGCATCCGGCAAGGCGATCAGTATTGGCCTTTCTTCTGGCGTTTTAAGTCAGTTCCCGTCTATCATCGCTGGCATTGCCGGGCTTATCGGTCAAATTGGAGCTGCATTTATGGGCATCTTGCAGACGATCGGCAGCGTCTTGACATCTCTTGGCATCCCAACTGGTGTCATCATGATCGCTGGCGGCGTTGCAATTGCAGCAGCCATCGCAGGAATTGTCGGAACGCTTGTTGGAAAGCACGGAACAAGTTCCAGCCCGTCCGTAGACAATAACTACTCGAGCTACCCTGGCACGAGCGATTATGATTCCGCCAATGGCTCCAATACATCTTCCGGTAGTTATTACCCAAATTCTTCCGCTAGTGGAACGAGCTCCGCAGAACTCCGCAGTGCCGTCCATGATGGGTGCTATAACGCATTCCTTGACATCTTCCAGCGGTACGGAGACGAGCTTACTGGAGGGAAAGAGCTCAAGATTTACCTTGATGGCAAGCAAATCACTGCGTCCGTTGAGAAACGGCAGTCTGAGCGTGGGTTCCAGATTATGGGAAACGAAGTTTACAGCTACTAAGGAGGTTTACGTTTTATGCAATCTCTCGTCACAGTAAATGGCAGAGAGCTGCCTGAGCCTTCCTCCTACGACGCTACAACAAGCACGATAGTCGATTCTGGACGAAATGTACAAGGCAAAGTCGTTGGGTCTGTGGTGCGGCACGATGTTGCAAAGATTTCCCTGAAATGGAATTATCTCACTGCTAGACAGTGGGCGGACATTATCGGGCCGTTTACCACAAACTTTTATTGCACAGTTCGGTTTTATAACCAGGCGACAGCAAGTTACACGACAAGGCAGATGTACGTCTCCGATAGAACTGCTGGAATGTGGAGGCGTTCCCCGTCCAACGGAAACGTTATGGGATGGGTCGGGACATCCCTTAGCCTGGTTGAAGTTTAAGAGAGGTGATTATTTATGGGCTTTCTGCCTTCCGACAAGTGGCTTGAACAATACGACAAGACACTTGTTCCGGAGATGTTTGTTCGCATCACTTACCACGTCTCTGACGATAAGGCCCAAGCAGACGCCATTGCCAGCTCTTCCAACCAGGCTTTATTCAGCAACACGTTGTCTGTCACAGACCTGGATTCTGCTTCTTTGGCCAATTATGCCACCGGAGAACCTAATTTGTGGGTCCTTGACGGGAGCAAACTTTTGGTCCCAGGTTCAGAGCCATACGAGAACGCTGGGTATTTAAGTATGGATTGTGTTTCTGACACAAACCATCCGATTATCACTTTCTCTTTCAGCAAAACACACACTGAAAGAATCCCCGGAATTACAATCGTATGGTCGTCTGTTTTAAATGAATTTGCAAAATCTTTTAGGTTGGCGGCTTATAGCGGAAAGGAGCTCGTTGCGTCAAAACAAATTGACGATAACCAGTCGGTTGAATCCTCTGTAGATTTTGAGATTTCTGGGTATGATTCAATTACCCTTGAAATTTTGGAATGGTGCATCCAAGGCCGTAGAGCTAGAGTAGAACAAGTTGAATTCGGCCAACGTATTCAATTTAACAAAGCAGACTTGCTCTCCTATACGCACGAATCGAAACGCGACCCGGTTTCCGGTCAGCTTTCCAAGGATTCCGTTTCGTTTTCCGTCGATAATTCCAAGCAGCGTTGGAACCCGGTAAACCCGGGAGGTCTTTACCAATATCTCTACGAACGTCAAGAGGTTTTTGTTCAGTATGGCATGGACATGGGAAATTCAATCGAATGGATTGATGGAGGGAAGTTCTTTCTTTCCGGATGGACAATCCCAGCAAATGGTATAACAGCATCGTTTGACGCCAGGGATGCTCTATCATTCCTCCAGGATTCTATTTATACCGGGCACACAAGCGGAACGCTTTACCAGATGTGCTTTGATGCATTGGAACTTCTGGATGTTTCCGGGATATCTTACGAAATTTCGGAAGAATTAAAGAACTATTCTTCCGACATTTCCTCCGATGCTTCCTCTTATAAAAACGCAGACGTTCTTCAGCTTGCTGCAAACGCAGCCGGGATGGCTCTTTACCAATCCAGAGATGGGGTCATTCACATTGAACGTGTTCCTTTTGTTCCAGTCACGAGGTCTGGTATTGAGGAAATATCGCTCTTGAATAGCTTTAAATACCCAGAAATAACGTTTTCGACAAAAATAAAAAACGTATCGTGTAAGGTTGGCGGCGAATCCGTTTTTTATCCAGCCGGAGCTAGTGGGAACGGAGCGACCCAAAGCATCAATAATCCGCTTATATCGAAATCTGTATCTTCTAGCGCAAAAAATGCGTTGACCGAAACATATGCATTTCTTTCTAACAGAAGAAAGGTAAACCTGGAATTTCGTGCAAGCCCTCATATTGATGCGTTGTCTTTTGTTAGAGCAAACCATCAGTTTGGATATGCATCGAACGTTCTCGTTACGGATGCCAAGTATACCTTTAACGGATGTTTTAAAGGTACGATGGAAGGATATATGGTGGAAAGTGCGAGTGCCCTTAGACTTGATAAGGACTCCGTTTTTGTGGCTCCTGGAGAGACCGTTCGTTTAACCGCAACGCTTGTCCCTTCCTCAGAGGATTCCCCAGCAATCGGATGGGAAGCATCTCCTCCCGACGTTGTTTCCATTTCCGTCGTTTCCAACAAAGGCGGCGTTTCTGTTTGCGACATTTCTTTTGTTTCCAGTGGAGATGCCGTAGTCACAGCCTTCGTGTCTTCCGTATCTGCAAAGTGTACCGTTATCAGTCAGGCTCCGTCTTTGTCGGATATGCCGGAAGGATCGTCTGTTTACATTCAAGAAAGTGGTGCGGATGTAGAGTTTGTTGTCGCAAAACATGGGTATGAGCCTGGCTTAAATGGTCCGGGGAGAACACTTCTTATCAGGAAAGAACCTCTTGCTGAAACAGTGTGGAACCAGACGCACGTCAATACATACGACGGAAGCTCCATCGACAGGCTGTTGAAGGGAGATTACGCAAACAGATTTAGCGACACCGTCAAGTCCGCAATGGGGCTTACCTCTTTCTATTACACGGTAGGCGGTAGCACTACGGAAATCAGAACGCTGTCTCGTAACGTCTTTCTTCCGTCTATTTATGAAATGTTTGACCCAGAAGACAAAAACGCAGATGTTTATGTAAATGGGAGTAACCCATTTTTCAAAAAAGAGGGTTCTGTATTGCCAAAACAAACTCGAAGCGTCTTTGTCCAATCGTACAATGACTCCCTCTATCACATTATCCGCAGATGGTCACGTTCTCCTGCGCTACGAGATTTTGATGGAAACCATATCGTGGGCCAACTCGTTGGGACTTACAGTCTTGGAACGTCTAGTGCAGGTAGGATTTTTTTCTCCACAGAGCAGTACAATGCTTGGAGCTCTAACAAGTTCAGCCCCGCTTTTACGCTTCCGTCTACGACTAAAGTCGGTAACGACAAAAAGATTTTGCTTTAAGGAGGGACTATGGCGATTTGGATTACAGACAGAACCCAAGACGATGTTGACCGCCTAAAGTTCATTTATGGTAAAGCCGTGAACGGGACCTGGACGGATGAGGAAAAAGCGGAGTGGCTTTCCGGTATGAAAGGGGCTCTTGACTACAGAGATTTTTCGAGAATAGAAACCGGCATATCCGAGCTTGCTTCACTTCTCGGTGCGGACGTAGATGTCAAGACGGACTGGGACATAAACGGGTATCTTACCACGTCAGATGCCACTAGGTGGCTGTCGAATATCGAATCTATTCGTTCTAAAAACTCAGGAGACGCCAAAACTGCGCCGACGCCTACGTCTATGGATAGGCTCGGATTCGAGACAATGAACCAACTTGAAAGCATTTTGTCAGACATAGAATCAATCGCCAAAACTTACGTTACTTTTTCTGGCGAATACATGGCTGGGGAGGACCAATATGGTTTTTGAAGACCGCATATCAAAATATCCTGGCAGGTGGACGTTAGTCCGTGAGGATGGGTCGTCTGAAATTGTAACGCTCGTCCGAAACGACGAACCCATAAAGGACGGCACACCAATCAACGCATCCACTTTAAATGAGCTGAGTACAGTTGCAGGTGCCATCAACGCAAAAGAGGAAGCCGTTTCGGCGGCAAATTCCGCTGCGGAAGAACGTGCAAAAGCAGAACAGGCTGCAAAAAATGCCGCAAAAGACGTTTCTGCAATTGTAAAAGCAGACTCCGAAAATGCAGCTTTGTCTGCTGCTGCTGCCAAGACAAGCGAAACCAATTCAAAGAGTTCGGAATCTCAGTCTGCTACTTATTTGCAGGGCACAAAAGAATACTTTGAGCAGGTCCGCACCATCACCATCGGTGCACAGGGGTGGTACGCCACGCCGGAAGCTCTGAAAGCCGCTGTTCCAATAGGCGAAAATGGCTGGTGGGCGGTCGTTGGCACCACCGACACCATTTGGACGTGGGACAGTGACACGAAGTCGTGGAAGGATAGTATTCAAAAAGCGGACCTTTCCGACTACTATACCAAAGCTCAGGCCGACGCCAAGTTCGGCACGCCGTACACCCTACCGCCCGCTACGGCAGACCAGCTGGGCGGCGTGAAGGTGGGCGACTATCTGGACATTGCCCCGGACGGCACCCTGAGCGGCAAGACGCTGTATGACACCATCGCGGCCAGTGTGGCGGTAAAGTCGGAGGCGCGGCTGGTGTGGAGCGGAAAAACAACGATTGGGAGGAGAAAAACTGAGACAATTAACGTTCAGGACGGTGTAGATTACGTTAACCTCCGCGTAAACGAAGCTGATTTTAATCTTACCCCTGGTATGACATATGAAGCTCACATTTCTAGCGCGGGAAGTCTCACGGTCACAGTATTATTTTCGGCCGACAAAAAAAGGCTTGAATGTACCCTTACCAATACGCTGAATACTGTATCGGTTGTATTCTCCGGCTACCACTACCCTACGCTGGCCGAGCTGCTGACCGAGACGCAGTCCGCGCAGGCGGACACGGACGCTATGGCGGTAGATCAGGAGTACCGCCTGACCCTGCTGGAGCTGGGACTGACCGATGACACCACCGCTGATACAAGAACCACATAAGGAGGTAAAAACTATGTTGTATCGTACCTGTAAACGCCTGATCGAGCGCGGACAGACCGCTGGTCTTGCGGACAAGCTGGACGTTTTCTACGCCATTGGCCGCATCACCGAGGCCGAGTATAAGGAGCTGATCGAGCTGCTGGAGGACAAGACCGGCAATAAGAACAAGGAGGCTTAAATGAGTAAAACAATCATGGACGTTTCCCGCTGGCAGGGCAACATCAACTGGGACAAGGTCAAGGCCAGCGGAAAAATTGACGGTGTGATGCTGCGGGCAATGGGAAACAGCAAGACAGGCGTACCCAGCAAGCCGTATCTTGACCCGACCTTTGAGCGCAACTATGCAGAGTGCACTCGGCTTGGCATCCCGGTAGGAGTGTATGGCTATTTCAAGTCCGTCAGCCGGGCAGAAGCTGACAAGGAGCTGGCCCTGCTGAAAAGCGCCCTGATCGGCAAGACGCTGCGCCTGCCGGTGGCTGTGGACGTCGAGGACGCGCTGCCCGCGAAGCTTAGCAAAGAGGTGCTGACCGACCTGACTGCTTACGAGCTGAAAACGGTGCAGGACTGGGGATTTTACTCTATCTTGTACACCTACCTGAGCTATGCAGACAAGCACCTTTACATGACCGGCGCGGCGCTCAAGCCCTATGATGTGTGGCTGGCGGCCTACCGTAGCCAGAAGCCCGCCACGGTATACTCCTATGGGATGTGGCAGCATACCAGCTCCGGCAGCGTGCCGGGCGTTGCAGGCAATGTTGACCTGTCCATTGCCTGCAAGGACTATACCAGCATCATCTGCAAGAAGGGCCTGACCCGTCTCCGGGAGGACAAATGACCGAAAAAGAAGCTCTCCTGTGGGTGCTGGGCATCTTGGGCAGCCTGTGCGCTGCGGTCATCACCATCGACAAGGTGCTGGACATCATCCACAAGTACGTCAAAAATGCACAGGCCCCCGACGATGCGCAGAACAAGCGCATTGACACCATTGAAAAGCGACTGGCTGCGATAGAAACTGTTTCCACGCAGCACGCCGCGGCCCTTAGACGCGATTTGACGCGCTTTGACGGCATCGATGAAGAAATGCGTCTTGTCCTTGTTGGCGTGCAGAATCTTCTGGATGCGCAACTATCCGGAAATAACCGCGAAGGTATGCAAAAAAGCAAATCCGATATCAACAACTACCTACTGAAAGGAGTAACAAATCATGGAAGCAATGCTTAACTTTATCCCCGCCCCCGTCGCAATCGTTCTTATTATCGTCGGCTTTGTGGCTTTGGCTGTCGGCGCTATCCGCATGGGCTATAAGCAGCTTGTCAAAGATCTGGCCTATGACCTCGTATGCAAGGCCGAGGACAGCATCATGGGCAGCGGTCAGGGTGCCAAGAAAAAGGCGCAGGTCTTTGACGCGCTGCGTGCGGCCTGCCCTGCATGGCTGAAGCCTATCATCACGGATGAAGTGCTTGACGCAGTGATTGAAAAGGCCGTAAGCCTGATGAAGAAGGCACTGGCAGAAAAGAAGCCTACCATCAACAAGGAGTAAAGCATGATTGAGCAAAGCGTATCTCTCGCATCCAATGGCGTCGTCAAAGTGCCGGGCTATGAGCAGCTGGTGCGCTTTGGTTACACCAAGAACCGGGGCGTGTACCGGCTGCATGTCAATGTGTCCGGCGAGTGGGAAGGGCTGATCATCCGAGCTTTTTGGCACGTCCCAGGCGGCAATGACCCGGCCTCCTCCCTGGTGAAGGACGGCTCTGTGGCCGTGCCTGCCAGCGTGACCGCCCAGCCCGGCAACGGCTGTATTACCTTCGAGGGAAGCGACGGCACAAAGACCGTGACCAGCGCAGACCTGCGGTATCGCGTCAGTGCCAACTCCGGCACAGAGGACGGCACAATGCCGGAGCCGGGCACACCTGCATGGCAGCAGTTGGTGGATGCCGTGCACACCGATGCCACCACCGCAGAGCAGGCCAAGACCGATGCCCAGACGGCAGCGCAGCAGGCAGGAGCAGCCGCACAAAAGGCCGCTGCCAGCGAGAAAGCTGCCGGTGACGCACAGAAAAAAGCCGCCGAGAGCTTGCAGGAGCTCAAGGACGGCATTGCGTCCGGAGACTTTAAGGGCGAGCCGGGAGCTACCGGCCCGGTCGGCCCCGAAGGGCCACAGGGCGCACAAGGTTTGCCCGGCCCTCAAGGCCCCAAAGGTGACCCCGGAGAAACCGGGCCACAAGGGCCGAAGGGCGAGAAGGGTGACACCGGCGAGGCGGGCCCTGCTGGCGCGGACGGCAAGGACGGAGCACCCGGCAAAGACGCCACTGTGGATGTCACCCTAAGCCAGAGCGGCAAGGCGGCTGACGCCAAAGTGACCGGCGACGCGCTGGCGACCAAAGCAGTCATAGATGACACCACAGTCGGCACCGACGCATGGAGCAGCAAGCACATCGTGGACATGCTCTGCCCGCCGCTGGAAGAGACCGGGAATCCTGTTGTGTTCTACCCTGTGGCGGGGAGTAAACTGGGCGTTAAGGCGAGCTGGGAGCCAACGCAGGAAGGGAGCGGTGACCCATCACCTGACAATGTCTGCCCGATTAAGGGCAGAGACAGCGTGACGGCGACAAGGTGCGGGGGGAATGTTATTGAGTTTTTAAGTACAAATGATTCCTCTTCAGGTATTAAAATAGCAGTAGACGCAGAAAAAAATATTACGTTAAACGGAACAGTTGTTGGAAAAGGCAATATTGAGATTGGAATGTGTCGGATGCATTGGGTTGCGGGAAAAACCTACACCATGTACGTCAAGAAGGTGGGCGGCAGTGTCTCTCTTGGAAGCGGTGACGGCATTACTTTTGCCTATTCGCTGTTCACGCCGGATTATAATCATTTCTTCCGTGGTGATACAAACAGCACAAACTTTGATGCATATATTGCAAGAGACGTTGCGCTGGTAGAAACAGAGCTTGTTTTTATGCTGCAATGCTGGCGAGATGGCACAGCATTCAACAACTTCAAATTCCAAATCGATGTTGTCCCCGGCGCCACCCCGCCCACCGAATACACCCCCTATCACGGCGACACGCTGGCCCTGACCCTGCCCCGCACCATCTACGGCGGCACGGTAGATGCAGTGACGGGAGAGGGGCAGGAGACGTGGAAGTTTCTTAAAGTTAGCAGAGGTTATTACGAGGGTTTACCTGGAGCAGGATGGGCACAATCAGAAGATGCCGTTCCATGGTATACGTATGAACCACAACTCGCTTCAAACAGAGCAAAGGTTTTGTCAAGCATTTTTCATGTCACTTCTAACATCATTGGTGCAGCAGTGCCATACACAATAGGAACAGGTAGTGGCTTTATTGCTTTTCGGCTTCCCAGAAGCGTTGCCGCCACTGAACATGACGTAAGAAATTGGATGATAGCCAACGATGTTAAAATTGCTTTTGAGAGTAATGTCCAAACGCCTTTCACCGCAACCGGCGCACCGCCCATCCCCGCCCTCCCCGGCGTGAACACCCTGATGACCGACGCAGACAGCGTGACCGTGACCGGCAGAGCAGACCCCATCAAGCGCATCACTGACCTTGAGGATGCTGTGGCATCAATGACCAACACATAAGGAGGTACATATGGCAATTAAGAGTAAAACCAGACACGACTTGACGCTGCGCTCCATCAAGCGGGAAATTGCAGCAGGACGCGACGTTGCGTTCTGGCTGGATAAGGCGTACACCCATCTGGACAACGGACTTTTGACCGAGGATGACATCGCAGAGGTGGAGCAGCTGGCACAGGCGTACTATGATGCGCTGGATGCGGAGGACAAAACGGACGCCGAGGAAATTACACAGTAAGGAGGATATCATGGGCACTACATACGAGCATTTTGTTGACACCAACAAAATGTACGCCGCACAAGAGCAATTTCGGCACGTCACGAAAATGGTCTGTGCATGTCTTCGTGGCCTCACGAAAACATACTATCTCGTCAATGTCAACCAAATGGTGACGTTTTGTCACCGGTTTGCCGTCATTGGCAATATGGTGCGCAACGCCGGACAGCTACCGCAGCCCTTCTGGCTCGGTGCTGCCTGTGGCGGCGGCTCGTATAGTGCTACCTCCTGCGCTGCAAGGGCTTGACCGACAGCAGATGACCGCCGCCATCAAAAGCGCACCGCTTGGGAGGGTAGACCGTAAAATAGCCTTACTGCGGTACGTTGAGCGGCTCCCGCTGCCGGACATTGCAGCACAGACACACTACAGCCGGACGGCGATAAGCTACCGGCTGAAAGGCATTGACAAAATGCTTGATGTGTGATACACTAATAACACGTGTTAAGTGCCTTTAGAATTATATCTTATTTGAGGTTTAGTTCTATATGGCTCGGTCTACAGCGTAATCTTGATGGGTTCCAGCCATCATGGTTACGCTGTTTTCTTTTTGCACGATTTGTGGTATAATATCCCCAAGGAAACCCGACCGGCCTCTCAACGATGCGCATTAGGTCGGGTCGTCCAAGAGCCAACTCCGTGCTCAACGGAGAATTAAAAAAGCAGTCGCCAGATTCGGCGCTGAACAGTCTCCAACCCGCCTACTTACAGTGCGTACCATGTGGGAGACGCAGAAAGCCCCCGGTGTTCCGTTTGGAGCATCGGGGGATTTTTTACTTTTTCTTCAATTCCTCAAGGCTGCTGGAAAGCTCTTCTTCCCAGCCTTCGTGCTCTTTGAGGTATGGGGCATAGATCAGTTCTTCGGCCTCTTTGCGGGCCGCAGTGGCTTCTTCGATCGTGTCATAGCTGCCGAGATGATATTGCTTGCGTTGGAAATTGATATATGCACGCCATCGGCCATGGTGGTCTTTGCACACGCCATTTGCGCCAGAAGTGGAATTTTTATTGATATGGCCTCCAACCCTTGTGCGAATCGACATAAGGGAAGAGCCGCCCGCGTAAGCTGTGCTGTGAATTGCCCCGGTTTTCTCTCCAATGTCCCTGTTGCAATCTGCGCAATGCTGGATTCGAGAAATCCTTGTGATCTTTACGGTGGTTTCCTTCCCACATTTCGGGCAAATAGCACGGCACAGAAAACAACCTGACCTCTTTTCGGGCAAAACTTCCAATACTTTCCATCCGTTAATAATCTGTCCTTCTTTTTTCTTCGCCTTTCGTAAAGCCGTCTCCGTCATGGCTGGCTTTTGCCCTCGATTCGCGCAAGACAGACAGCTGCGGCTTTTGCCAAGACGCAGGGAGCTGTCATACACGTCTTTTACCACTCCGCACTCACACTGGCATGTGTAGTAGTGCGGCTTTTCAGACGGCGCAAGCACCGTCCACTTTCCAAAATGCTTTCCAGTCAAATCTGCCATAACATTCTCCTCAGATCAGCCCATAGTGTTCGGCCAGCAGGAAGCGGACGTATTCCGGGCAGTCGCGCTCGCCCAAACACCACCCCTGCACCGTGCGGCGCGGGATGCCTGCACCCTTTGCAAAGGCGGTCTGGCTGATGCCGGATGCCACCACCATCTCCCGCACGCTCATGCGGGAGACGTCCCAGAGATGGGACAGGCGGGCGGTCTCGGCGTCCAGATCGGCGCAGCCATCGGAATCGTCCGGGATGCTGAGGGTGACGTTACCGAGAAAAACTTCTTTCGGCTGCTTGGCAGCCATGTCAAAAAGTTCTGCTTTGCTATACATGGTTGACTTCCTTTCTTTCGCATGATAATATGTTCGTGTACCTCCATGGTACGTCTTTCACAAAAGCCCCGTCAGGTGTTCGCTGCACTTGACGGGGCTTTTTTATTTAGTAGATCTCAACGCCCAGTTTTTCGGCGGCGGCTTCAACGACTTCTTCAAACGAGGGGCCGCGATTCGGGTCGTTCCAGTCGTAATCGCCAGCGGATGCAACTTCCCACTCTTCTTCCATGTCAGCTGCCTTGCACAGCTCGGTGCACAGCTCGTAATCCCAGACATCGGACTTGCGGATGTCAGCGGCGATTTCAATAGCGTTTCTCATAATTTTGTACCTCCATGTTGTTGTGTGTTTGTGTCTTTCACTGTCTTTATTATACGCTCATTGAGCACAAAAGTCAAGCCTGTTTGTAAAATTTTGCGCTCAGTGAGCGTATTTTTCTTCCGTGCTGCTTTTTTTGCAGCGTAGGAGCTTTTTGCTTAAAATAATCAATCTCTAATCAAGATTTAATCAAGATTTTTGTCCTTCGTTGTACCTTCGTTGTCTCTCGTTTTCTTCCGGTACGGTACACTGGGTGCAATAGGAGGGATGAACCATGAGCTATTATCCGACACCCGGAGCACCTTACGTTCCGCAGCAGCCTGTCAATCCTTACGGCGGTATGGGCACGGTAGGGCTTTCCACTCCCCTGCCAAACACGCAGATGCCACAGGTACAGCAGCAGCGTCCGCAGCCGATGAATGGGCAGCAGCCTGTTCAGCAGTCGGTGCAGGACGGCGGTTTTCTGCTGGGCAGACCTGTTTCCAGCAGGGAAGAGTTTTTGGCGATACCGTCTGACCTGTACGGCAGACCAACCTACTGCCCGGACTTGCGCAGCGGCGTGATCTACTGCAAGCGGCTCAACCCGGACACCTGCGAATCCTATGTGCAGGAGTTCTACAGCCCGGAAGCGTGGCGGCAGATACAGGCGCAACAGGCACAGCAGACCGCTGCACCGACACAGCAGTATGTGCCTATTGAAGAGTATAACGCCCTCGTCCACAGACTGGATGAACTGGAAAAGTGGCAGAAGAGCTTTTCAAAGCCCGCTGCCGCTGCAAAGAAAGGAGAATAAGCAATGTCCTCTCCGTTTGATGTGATTACGCACAGCCCCATCATGCAGCTTGCAAATCTGGCTCGTGCCGGGCAGAACCCGATGGGGCTTATCCAGCAGTTGAGCGGGCAAAACGCGCCTATCATGCAGGGCTTGAACCTGATTCAGGGCAAGAACGAAGCACAGCTCAGGACAATGGCGCAGAACCTCGCCAAAGAGCGCGGCATCGACCTGAACCAGCTGGCAAGCGTCCTGAACCTGACGCTGCCCCGGTAAAGCATCCCTCTAAGCGAAACGCTTCTCAGTTTTGCGGACTTGACAAAAACCGCTTTTGTTTGGCTTCGCCCATCGCATACGGCGGTGGGATAGCATAACGCAAAACTGAAAGGAGTTTTGTTATGGACGATTTTGCAACTGGCTATCTGGCTG